CTATGCTGTGCCGGTTGCTGGACGCCATAAGTAGTCGCCACGATCTTCTAGCATTGCTGGCTCGTGTTCAACACATGGGCATTCGTACCCTCGGTATTTATCTGCGACTGGCATCCAAAAATTACGCACTTTTCCATAAGGCACATGGTTATCTTCCAGCGCGTCATCGGCGGCGAACATTTGCAGTGTTGCGCGAGCATCGTTAGCAGTGCATCGTCTACCGCCACCGCGAGATACTGAAATATGATGCTCCGGACCTACGTCAATCTCTCCCTTCTCGGGTTCGGCTTTTTCAACTGCAGACAGTACAACTAGCTCTTGTGTGCGGTGCATCCAGACCATAGCCATGCCCAAACCTGTGTTAATCCATCCGTCAAATCGCCACATTGGCATAGCAAGCGGGGTTGGTTGTAATGGTTTTATTATTTCCATTTTACTCAGTGGGCCTAGCAACCCTATCGGGATTAAATGATCTGTTTATCAAGCATTGACAGATGAATCGGCCCTTACGGGTTGATAAGTGAGTCATTGCTGTGTCGGTATTCTTTTGCCGAAGAACTCAAGCGCATCGTTGCGATCGCCGACAAACCAGCCAAGTAAGTGAATGTCAGTAACAGTCTCAACGTACTGGGCCATCCAAGCATCTTTCTCCTTGTGCCGAACTACCATCAGAGTGCGGGCGTTTTTCACGTGTAGCCATTGCTCGTACCAGGACCCGCTATCCTCAAACCAGTTTAAGCCGTTTATCTGAACACCTACGATCTCGGCTATTTTCCAGTAACCACCAGTTGGCCCGCCCTTACAAAATTCGAGTGTAACGTTATCGTTTTTAGTAACTATTGCAGTTTGCCCGGTGCCAACTAAAACATGCCCTTCGCCATCTTCATCGTGCAAAACGATAGCGTTATCGACAATACCTTTGACAGTCGCATTTTTAGTTGATCCGTATTCCCACGTTCGTTGTTGCATGTGATTCTCCGGGGGATGTGTTGGGTTAATCAAACTCTAGAACTGAGCAATCTTCACGCTTGCCAGTTGTAGAATCGTAAATGCAAATATTAACAACGTCCGGCATTGCTTTCTTTGCGTAGTATCGTCCAGCATGAGTTGCCGCACCACTAACGAAAAAGAAAGCCAGAGCCAGCGCTGTATATCCTGCAATTTTCATAATATTCTCGTAGTGGGGTTGATGACGTTAGTCGTATTTGATTCCTTCGCAGCCATTTTCAATGGCGTGTTCGATAGCAGCATCGATCATATCGGTCACAAGCGTACTGCCGTCTTCACGCTCGCTATTCAATGACGTTACCACCTCGGCTGCGTATACCTTTTCGTCTTCGACAACATAAGCAGAGTCCAACCCGCTCCACGTGGGGTGATTTTCAGTCGCGCACTTTAGCGTTTCTGCATCAAGTGTTATTGACAACACATTGTCTTTAAATGTGCAGCGTAGTGGGTGGCCTTCACTCATCTTCATCGCCTCCACAGTTGTCACAACGGTGTCCATCTGGACCCCAGCCACCGTGCTTGCTCCAACAGAACGACTCGCCACAGTCTTTGCAGAAACCAGCTTCGGACATATCAAGCGTTTCTTTGCATACAGAGCATTCGCCGCCGTATTCGAAGTCCTCTAAGGTCATGATTGGTTCTTCCTGCTAGTTACCGGGCTAATGAGGTAGCTTGCGCAGCTCTTCAACCAGCTCGACCATCGTGCTTTTTCTTACTCGACTCATTATGCTTACCCGTAGTAGTTAATTGCTTGGTGTACGCTGTCCGAGGACAAGCGCTTCGGTTATGCGATTTGCTTTCTTGTTGCGCTGCCAATTTTGGCGCGTAGCCGTGCCAGGGTAATTAATGCAACACGTTCTTCGATCGTAGCTTCTCGATAACGTGGCATCGATCGGTTATTAAGAGCGACTAACTCAGCTCGCGATAGACATTGATAGTTATCTGGATCACAGCAGTTGTCCGGATCAAGGTCGAGACTCACCAGTACATGTGCTCTGGGTATCGGTCCTCGGTAGCATTCCCAGGCAACGCGATAGAGCGGCTTCCACAACTTGGGCTCTTCCAACTTAACCCACCATTGTGGGTGTTCGATCACTTTGCCTTCGTCGTCGGTCTTTCCGCCTCTCAAACCTACGGAGCCAACCGGTAACGAGCTGGCGGGTTTGGCTCCCTTTTTGTAGCTGGTCTTGTTCCTATGCGTCAAACCCTTGGTGCCTGTATTCCAGATGACTGCTACCTCGGAGCCTTTACGACCGGTCATGATTCGATGGCGCTTGCAGTAGCTTCTCAATGAGTCTTTACTAACACTCATCGAAAAATGCCTATTGAACAACTCAACAAGCACAGCACCGGGGTAGATCGGTCTGTTCTCTCTGCACCATTCTTGAGCGCCCGAAGGCCAGTCAATTGGTGTGCCCTTAGCCATCTGCAGGTGTCTCATCTGAAAGCATTGCCGGCAACACGGCAGCATTAGGTAAAGGTCTGAATTCATCCTGATGCTTTTTCGCATCCAATGCGAGCCGGCCATTCTCGATAATCGTTTTACCAACGCCAGTTATTGTTTTAGCGCGTTCAATCTCTGCGCTAAGTTCATCACCTTTGGCTTCACCAAGGCGGTTAAGCTGTGCAAACAGTGCAGAATTGAGTGTGGATAGGTTGCTCATGAAATTTTCTCCAGAAGATCGTATTGCTTGGACTGGCCAGCGCATGCAGGATTCAGCCAAATGGTTTCAGTTTTAACTTTGGTTCCTCTGCCTGCAGATATTCTCGATCGACAGTTGTGCTTAGTCCATCCGGGAAGTGCATCGTCATAAGTGCCGTCATCGTAACCAGACAACATGACCATGCCTTTTGCTCGAGCTAGATACTCGCAGAGCTCAGTGTGATCGTCAGCTGTCATTTCATGGCGATACACCAAGCCGCGCATTTCGCGAGTGCTGTGAAGGTAGGGTGGGTCTACGTAGATAAATGCCTCAGGATGATCGTGGACTCGAATAACGTCGATTGCTGGTAAGCACTCAATAGTGACCCCGGCGAAGCGCTCGCCTGCAGCTTTGAGCCGATCGGGGAATTCAGCCCAGATGGAAGCTGCGGTACCGTACTTTCTTGAGGAGTCGCTTCGAAAGCCAGTAGATTGTTTTGAAGCACCACCGGAACCAAAACCCATCATTGCCCGAACTGCCACACGCCTAGCACTTTCTACCTGGTCGAATTCGCATGGCTCATACGCCTTCTCAAACTCCTGCCTCGAGTAGGGGGTGAGCTGCAATTGCTCAATTAGTTGGCCGCGGAGTTCTCGATCGCGGAGTACTGAAAAGTAATTAACGATCGACCGATCGAGATCGTTGTAAACCTCAGATTCAGATCGCGGCTTTTGGATGAGTACTGCAGCAGCGCCGCCGAACGGTTCAACATAAATTCTATGCTCAGGAATAAATTGCTCAAGCCAACTATACAATCGCCACTTGCTGCCGTGATAACGCAGTGGTGGTGCTTTCACGATCTGTCTCGTTTGGATTTAGTGGGTTTTGAAAACATATTGCTAATTCCAGAGTCAGCCTGACGCATCCATTTGGTGTAGTGCTTGAGCATCATTTCCATTGAGTGGCCGGCTTGCTCTGATACCTGGAACGGGTTAGCGCCTCCGGACAAGGCGATGCTGATGAATGTATGGCGGGTGCAGTAGGCAACGCGGTGCCTGATCTCAGCTTTTTTCAATGCGGCATTCCATGCATTGCGTGGTGGCTTGTCGTTGTTAATCTGCTTGCCTCGATGTTCGAACACGAGAACGCCGGCTAGATAAGTGCTGGCTTTCTGATCACGCAGCCCGGAAATCGATAGCTCGTTTAGCTCAACGAACCGAGGTTTGTATGTTTTTGTTCCCTTTACTTGTTTTTCAACGTATGCGCGTTCAACTCTGATCAATCCTGAGTTGAAGTCGACGTCGGCCCAGCGTAAGGCGATCAGCTCGCTTGGACGCATGCCAGTGCCAAAGGCAACACGAAAGTAATTCAGCCACTCAGGCGCGATGTGACGCAGCATCAGGTACATTTCTGATTCATCCATTGGGTCGGGCATTGGGCGCTGCAGTTTGGCTGCTTTTATTTTGTTGCAGGGATTTATGCTGATTGATTCATAATCTACGGCAAGGTCAAAGATGCCGCGCAAGGGTGTCATCGCATTGTTGAATGTCTTATTGCTTAGATCAGTGAGCCCGCTATCGGTAATGGCATCATGTATGTCACCGGTGGTGATCGTGCCGATCGGGCGTTCCATAAATAGCGGTAACCAGTAGTTGTTGATCATCTTGCGATAACCCTTCACTGTGCTGGCGGCTTTGTGTTGCTCCATGGTGGCTATGTATTTTTTGGCCATCACAAAGAAGCTGCCAGTGTCCTGATTGGCTCGGATACTATTCGGGAAGTAGTCACGGTAAGTGAACAGCCCCATGTCAATTTTCTGGACAATCTCAGCGCGAAGCCGAGCAGCATCAATCAGACCACTAGGCGTCGGCCGGTGGCCGGTGAACTCATAGACCGGCTTGCCCTCATACTTGAACCAGATGCGGACCTTGTTGCGGAAGATGCTCGCACCTGTCGTCTTTGACTTGGTACCCATTTGTTATATGCCTCGACGTTCCACATGACACGTCCGTTCGATGAATTTGCTGGACTTAAATACTCGACACCATCGGTGACATCACCATTGCGCCGATAGTGTTCGAGTGCATTCGGACTTAAGCCTGTAATGGCTGCCAGCTTTTTTTCAGTAACCCAGCCGGCTATCTGTTCAACTTGCATCAATCAACTCCTTTGTAGGTGTCGTACATATCGCGGGTGCCACTAAAATAGAATGCTGGCTCCATAGCGACCTCAACATGGAGTTTTTTGCATACCGATGTTTCCTTACAAACCACGTAAATTTCCATTTCACCTTCTTCTAATTCTTCCCTAGTTTTGAGATAAATGCGTGCCGCATCTTTGTGGCTAATGTCATGCTCAGCAGTAGCGATGCCGTGATCAGAAGGGGCGTCAAGCTCAGTGCCTACACCTTCATCCCATACGTAGTATTCGTTGGCCATCAATCAATCCTCGAATGCTCGTTTTTTTTGCGCGGCTGTCAATCCGACAGCATCACAACCAGCTTCAGTAACTATGTAGAACTGATCACCACCTGACAATTCGTTGGGTGTTCCGATTGGCTTCATCAGCCCAGCGCTAACAAGCCGCGTTACTGCTTCAGTTGTTCCGCAGTAGCGGTTTCTAAAGCCCCATTGACTGCGCTTATAGTGCGACTCGGCTCCAAGCGAATGTCTTAGCGTATCGAGATCGGACACCTCAATTGCTGGACTAGAGGCGATCACGAATCAATACTCTCAAGCTCTTCGCTCTTAATTCGATCGAATATCTCTTCGCGATGCACCTTCACATCTGATGGCGCATCGATACCGATTCGAACCTGCTTGCCTTTAACTGAAAGCACAGTGAGCTTTATATAGTCACCGATCATGATTGACTCGTTTGGCTTGCGAGTAAGTATCAGTAAGCCGCCAGCTGTATCGTTGCTCATAAAATCCCTTCCTTTTTTCCGAGCCAAGTTTGAATCCAGATAGTGATGGTGACTTTCTCATCACAAGCATGTTGAATATCAGTGCGATCGAGCTCACTGAGTAAGACGCGCTCATCGGTAGCAGCCACAGGGGTGCGACCAAAGGCGTTATTGAAAACGTTACGACTGACTTGCACAGCTTTAAACCCAAGTGGTCCGGTGTTGTGCATTGTTTTTGAGCCACTACCTGGTACGTTGGCCAAGATCGAATTGTCGAGCACTCGCTTGATGGTGCATTCCATCGGGTGCCACTTCTTTCCGAGATTGCGGCTCATTCGATCACCTTCAATGATTCAGGGCGTACGAATCGAATGACTGAATTGAGTGCGTTGTCGAGTTGGATGCCGTACGAAATCCACAGAGGCTCTGACACACCTGAACCATGGAAAGTGACGGACTCAACTATTGCCTTGATAGTTTGATCATCGTTGCCGTGCTCGACTTGCTGGCCAATCATGGCCATGGCCTTATCGATCTCACCTCGATCAGAGTTCTCAATGAAGTCCATAGCAATCTGCGTCGGACTCATGCACCTGCCACCGCACCAATGAGCTCCAATGGCCATGGCGCACGACCACGAGCTTTCTTGCGCACGATCCTGCATCTGAGGTGCTGATAGATGACCGACTGAATCAGCCAGTGGTTGATTGCCTTGTCTGCAGCTGAGTCGCCGCGACTGATGTGCTTGGTTGTGAGATTTTCTGAGTAGTTTTTCATTGCTATTGCTCCAGTGTTGTACCTGATCACTTGAACAGAAGAATAGTACATAACTATTTTCAATGCAATAGTAACAAGCTAATAAAATAGTAAAAAACTAATATTATTTTTCCGTTTACACTGAGGCTTGAATAATGGAGGTATTTAAGTGCAGAAGAAATCACAGTTTTACGCGGCAGCTTTTACCCTTTTTTTTGGACCGCTCGGTTTGTTTTACATTAGCGTTAGCCAGGCGTTTTTAGCAATTGCGTTGTCGATACCTGTATTGTTTTGGGCAGCTGCTGCATCTCATACTGGCTCCACTGTGCTAATTGTTTTCTGGCTAGTCTTGATTGCCGTCGCGGTCAGTATGACGCGCAAGCACAACAGAATAGTTATGGAGAAAGAAGATCTAGATGAGCGCCGGCATCAGGAGGTTGTTAATGCGGCGCGTGGAGGCGTTAGGGGCCGATAACGCTCAGTATCTTGCCAAGGACAGTGAATTCGTCTCGGATATTGTCCCACGCAGGATTTAAAGGCTTTAAGTAAGTTTGGCTTCCATCAAAAATAATGGATTTAAAGGTCACTCTGCGCTCGATAGCTAAGCTTGGGTCGGCAAGCAGTGCGATAACCCTGTCTCCGGTCGTGACAGCCCCACGTTGCTCTGGATCCACGAGTATCACGTCATCTTCGAAGTATGTAGGCCGTCCCCTAGGGTTCACCATTGAATCACCTCGAACTTTGAGCGCGTAAGTTCTGCTGCTACACTTCACAGTTGTTGAGTGCCAAGCATAAGCATCACCGGGCTCAAATAAATCAATAGCCTCATCCCATCCACTTGCGGCAACCCAGCTTATCTCTGGAATTCTAGCAACCTGCACCAGCGTCGTGTACTGCGCGGGTGTGTCGTTTACAGCACTAGAACCATCCTCACTTCCCCAAAGATTTGGGTGTGGAGTTTCAAGCCAAAGAGATTCCAACTCAAATTTTTCGTAGATCTTTTTTGCCGTTCTATCACCGATTCTCGCGTGCCCACGAATAAGCTGGTTTAGATAGTTAGTGTCCGCGTAATCGAGCGCACTCGCTAGTTCTTCCCGAGAATGGTTTCGAGCGAGAAGCTCAAGATTCTTTTGCCGTACTTGCCAAATTTCCATGCTGCGCATCATATCAATAGCAATCTACTATTAAAAATATCAATAAGCTATTGCATGATTCATAGTAACGTACTATTATTCTCACATGAGCCCAAGAAATTACTGGAATGAACGCACGCAGTCCGAGATTCAAGACCTTTGTGATCGCGCTGAGACCACCGTTGCAAACTTTAAGCAGATTGCACTGTGGGGTGGCTCTGTTGGGGCTGCTTTGGCGAAGCGTTTGTCCACTGCCTCTGGTGAAGCCATGTCTGCAGCAGAGATTCTTTGGCCGACAGATCAACAGATGCTCGACGCTCGTGAGCATCGACAGAAGTACGGCACGTTGAGAAAAGCGAAAAGCGATTGAATGCATTTTTTATTACCTCGTTTTGAGGCTTTTTATTTAAGCGCCGAAGGGCAAGAAACGCACGAAACAGCGCACGAAACGCGCGAAACCAAGGAAAAGGCTAATGAATTACACAGTGCAGGTACAAGCACCAAAGGGGGTGGAGACAGCCTCTGAGCTAGAAATGCCACCGGATGATCTCGTTGAATCATGGGGAGGTGATGAACAGAAGGCTATTGAGTATTCGATCTCAGTTGCCTTGAGAGGTAGAGGCGTCACTTATAGCGATCTGGCAAAGCAAGCCGGGATGAATAAATCACAACTGTCGCTTATGAGAAGCGGCGAGCGGGGCGTACCAGTGGGAAGATTTTGTCAATTTGTATGGGCTACTGGATCGTTGGCGTTGCCAAAGCTTCGAGCTGCGATGTTGGGTTGCGTGTTGAAGCCCAAGACAGAGTGGGGTGCGGTGATTCGAGAGCGTAACGCACTGCGCGAAGAGAATGCTGAGCTTCAGGCTGAGCGCAAAAAGGACAAGCAACGACTGGCGGAATACGAAGGCTGATGTTCTCAGAGGTGGCACACAACGCTGTTCGCAAGGTCGTTCCAGAAAAGCTGGAGATGTGGGTGGTGTCTCGAGGTTGGCCGGGTTGTCCGGATGGCTTTGTCGCTCGGAAGTATGTTGCGAAAACTGGCGAAGCGGTACCAACGCAGCTCGCTTATCGATATCACGGTCTGGCTGAGTGCCAAGAATTTCTGACAAACAAGGGCTTGATTCGATTCGAGCGATCAGAAACTGATGATCAGCCCGTTGTTGAAACGTGGTTATAACTGAGAAATAGAAGAATGGGCTGGTCAATTGGTTATGACGAAAACTGGAAGCGCGATATTGGCTACGGCGTGCCTGCTGTTTGTGATCATCCAGAGTGCAATGTCGAAATAGATAGAGGTCTTTCTTACGTTTGTTGCAATGAAGAACCACGCGGTGGTGATGATGGCTGCGGTTTATATTTTTGTGGTGAGCATCGGTTTCACGTTGATTCGGAATTGCTTCAACCAGCTAAGTGCGACAGATGCAATTACAACATGCCTCCGTTCGAGCCTAAGCCAGATACGCAGGAATGGCTCGACTGGAAAGAGACAGACCCAAGCTGGCAGGCATGGCGTGATGCACGACTAGCCAATTTGAACGAACACGACGCTGGGGAGATCTAGTTTTGGAAGCATCCGAACTAACAAAAGACGAAATAGAGTTTATTGGACAAGATGGTAATAAGCGCAAAGTACCGTCTGTATCACATACAAAGATACCTGGTCTCTGCGTCACCTCAGCGAATGTCTTTGGCGAGTTCGATATTACGCACCGCACTAGCGCAATGACTTTATGCCGTGGCTTTGAGCGTATGTGGGAAGCATTCCACTACATGGCAGAGTTGCAGAAAAAAGCCATTGATCATGGATTCGATTGGAATGTTGACAAGGAAGCATTGGTAGCGCAGCCCGAATTTCAGAGCAGCGGAGTTAAAGGCGATCTTCGTAATGTCACAACTCTCAATGTCATGTGCCAATTCCCTTGGGAAGATCAGCACCCAGTCGAAAAAGCCCAAGAGTTGATCGATGGCTTTGATGATAAGCAACACGACCCTGATGAGGCAGTCCGTCCAATGAGCGCTATTACAAAAGAAATTTACGCCACGCTGCTTAAATTTCAGTCGCAGCTAGGTCCTGAGTCGCTAAACCTTCTTGAAGTTTCGCGGGAATCTCAGAAGCTTGTGGAGAGCTACAGGGTATCCAGACAGAATCCAGAAAGCGCTCCATCCGAGTTTGATTTGATGGTTCTGCTGATGAGTGCTGCAACAGTCGCGAGTATTTTGCATGAAACGAACACCGGTGAGATGGCTGATGGCACGAAGCCGGCCGTTGAGATTGATGCAGTGGAAGCAGTTCATTAAACGAATTTTACGAACCTCCTCCAAGTGGTATTGGCGGCCAGCGATTCACTGTTGTACTGGCCGCAATTTTTAATCAACAAAAGGTGAATTATGAAACCAACAAATGTATCCCAACTTATTACTGATCTTGGTGGTGGCTTGGTCGAACAGCATATCGCTAGCATGATCAGCGATGTAGCTACCGCAGCGATCGACACTGGCAAGGTGGGTGAAGTCACTTTGTCATTGAAATTCAAGCGGCCGCAAGTGGAGCATCCATCGGGGCCGACCGTCCACATCGAACACAAGGTCGCATACAAGCGCCCTAAGACGCGCGGCAGTATCTCTGAGGATGATGCCAGTGAGTCGGTGTTCCATGTCAATCAGTCGGGCAGCATCTCGCAATTCCCTGAGAAGCAAAACGACATGTTCAACGCCACAAAGGAAACAGCACCAGATGCTAGTTAAGTTATTTGAGAAGATTCAATCGACCTGTATATCAGGCACGAGCTCACCGGCGGCATCACCAGATCCGCTAATGCTCGCAGATAATCTCAATCTGCATAATTTGGAAAAGTTCCATAGTCATCGGTACCGCGAACGCATGGCTATGAGTACCACCGACATCGATGCTTATTGTGGCTATGTGAACATCCACTCCAAGGATGCTGATGTAGTGCCGTTGGTCTCTGTTGACGAAGTCGAGTGCAGTTCGCAGTCGATTTTTAATCACATGGATGTTGGCCGCTTGCCTGGTCATTGCGACGACACAGCTTCGTGTGTGCTTCTGGCCAATCCGATGTACGCCCAGATAATCAAGATGGCCGAAAAAACCTCAAAGCTCTATTCGCAACGCTCTGTGATCGACTGGATTGCTGATTGGAACGAATGGATTGATGACCCTGCAAAGTTGGCTGGCCAATTACAAACGCTTAAAGCTGATCACGTTAGTAAGCGTGCACAGTCTGAAGGTGACTGGAAACGCGAGAAGTCAGCGATGGAGAGTGTTGAGATCAATGCGGGTGCTGGCGATGTTCCAGAGCGCATCATAGTTTCATTCGAGCCATACGATGGTTTTGAGCAACGCACGCTTGAGATAGCGGTTGCAGCGACAGTGCATGACGATGAAATTCAATTGCGTTTGCGGGTGCTCGGATTCGAAGCGTTGCGAAAGTTGATCGCCAAAGAGTTCACCGCAACGCTCACTGAAAAACTGAGTGCCGAGCCGTTCATCGGGACGATCAAGCCTGCGGCATAACTGAATAACCCCAAGAGAAGGGCGGCACCGGCAAGTGATATCGAGGGCGCCCGTACAGAGAGTAGTAAGCAGTATCCCGAACTGTACCGGTAATCGGTTCGGGCTTTAATCAAAACACAATCGGAGCAACACGATGGCACTAACAACAAGGCCTGTTTTATTTGGCAGCACGCTTGACCCTGATTTTCAAACTGAAAATGAGGCCGAGGCACTGGCTCACGACGCAGCACTTGGCGCTAAACCAACGATTGATGCATACGTGGACGACTCAGGCAGGTTTACATCGGGCAGCAAGAAAGATTTGGCATCCGGTGAGAAGAAGCGCCTGCTTGAATTTACAAAGCACTTGATCATCAAGGGTGTTGTCGCTGTGCCTGAGAGTGATCCAGAGCGTGGTGAGTACAAAGTATCTGAAGCCGAATAATGAGCGGAGCGGCGACAGTTTGGGCATGGCAACAATCGGTTGCCAACCCAGTGCGCAAGTTAATCTTGCTGCACATGGCTGACTCTGTAAGCGTAGAAAATGGCTGGCAGAGTTGGTACTCACTGGCAAGGATTGCAGAGCGTTGCGACTGTTCCAGAGGCTCTGTGCGCAATCATTTAAAAGCATTGGTTGACTCTGGTTTTTTGACGTTAATAGAAGCGTCGACGCGGCAAGGCCGTGCAGCTCGATATCGATTAAATATAGGCGTGCTAAAGAGCGAAACAAGCACCGAAGGTGGTACACCAGATGTACAGCAGCATGGGCAAAACAAGCTAAAAGGTGGTGCATCAGATGTACAGCTAAATAATCAAATACTTAAAAAAGGTGGTGCAACAGTTACACACGGTGGTGCAACAGGTAAACAGGGTGGTACACCAGATACACAGCTAGGTGGTACACCAGATGTACAGGGTGGTACAAGAGATGTGCAAGGTGTTCATCTGGTGAACGAAGGTGGTACAAGAGATGTACCCAAACCATCAATAGAACCATCCATTAACCAAAAAGAAACAAAGGACGATTCTGTTTCGTTTTCTTGGATGAAATATTTTGCCGAGCAGCATGGGTACCGAGTTGATCTATTCAGCGCCATCGATCGAGACAAATTTGAGCAGTGGATTGAGATGGAAGTGACTCGAGATGAAGTGTTTGAAGCACATCGGATTGGCGTGGTTAATTTGGGTACCGACTATCCGGGCATTGGCTACCTTCACGGGGTGATTAACAACACTCGAAAAGATGACGCGAAGAAGCTCGTTAAAAAACCCCCAACAAAACAATTCAGGCAAGTCGAAAGTACCGACGTGCTTGATGACCCTGAGGTCCAGAAACGATATCAGCTGTCCGCGGACAGGGAGTTGGCAGAAAAGTTACGTGCTCAGGGATTGCCGGTACCCGAAGCACTCGAGGGTGTGACATGAAATTTCGCGATCGCTACTACTGGCGGGTGATGATTGCATTGCTTCGGCGCACTGGAATTACGCACCAGCTGATCTCGGATGCGATTGGTGTTAGCACAGCTTCCGTGTCTGCCTACGGCAGTGGGTATTGTCGACCAAGCGACCCAGTGCCATTACTAAAACTTGCACAAGAGCACCTACAACCGCACCTGATGCGCCTATGCATCAATCCAGCATACGAGGAGCAAAGCAGTGAGGAATCCTAATCAACCGGTTGACTACCCGAAGTCAAACAGCGAGCCATCACCACCAAGAATCATTCCATCTGGGCCCTGGGCTTCGGCATTGGTTTCTATGGCGATCGCTTTCACGGTTGCATTGGTTTTTTTATTTGTTGGTGATTGGCTGGTGACTCGCCATATCGAAAAGGCTCAGCCGGCTCCAAAGGTTTACATCGAACCGATGGAGCTCAGCGCTTGAAATTCAGTACAGACGCTGAGATCGGTGGCCGGCTGGCTATGGTTCGCGAAGATGAGAAATTAACGCAATGGCAGCTGGCCGACAAAATGTGCGTATCGCACGGCACGATCAGCCATCGAGAGACAGGGGTAGTGAAGTTGACATCGGAAGATTGCCGGAGGTTGCTGAAGGTGCTACCGAAAATTAATTTGCATTGGTTGATAACAGGGGAAGGTGAGCAATGGGTAGCTTAATTTTATTTTGTTTGGGCGTGTTGGTTGGCGTTGTGCTCGGTGCCTTAGGGTTGTTTGTTTGGGCTGCTGCTGATCATGATTTTTACGCCGCTGGCCAAGTAAAGCAACGCGAAGATGCTGAAGCCGGTATTTGCGAGGGTGGCTGACAGATGCCGAGAATGATCAGTTTCTCAGCCACGATGCCGCAATTTCGTGACGGAAGCAAAACCGTTACACGCCGCACTGGCTGGCTAAATCTGAAGTCTGGTGATGAGCTTTGTGCGGTAGAGAAAGCAATGGGCCTGAAGAAAGGCGAGAAGGTCAAGCGCCTTGGAATGATTCGAGTTGTGTCGGTTAGACGTGAAGAAATTATCGCCATCCGAAATGCAGACGTTGTACGCGAGGGCTTTCCAGAAATGAACGCAAGTCAGTTCATTGATTTCTACTGCAAGCTAAACAAATGCAAGCCTAGCGACCTATGTACGCGCATTGAATTTGAGAGGGTGGAATCTAATGCAATCAACTAGCCTTCCAGCAGTAACAAAGAAGCAGCAGAATCTGTTCGAGCAACTACTCGACCAGGTTGGTTGTGCGGTGTGTCATTTCCATTTGCGAGCTGAGGGCTCCTTAGGTGAGATACATCACTTGGTCGAAGGTGGCAAGCGTCTATCACACTGGATGGTGTTACCCCTGTGCACTTATCACCACAGAGGCAATGGTGAACACGGCCCGACCAGGCATGGGAATGAGACGCAGTTCAAGGCTCGCTACGGCACTGAGTTTGAGCTGATTCAAAAGTGCGCTGATTGGATTAACTGGCAATACCAGGATGAATTTGAAAATGAAAAAAGAATTAGCTACGAAACAGCCGACGCCATTGATCACGAGCCTGATGTCGACTGGGGTCCCGATGGTGATCACGATACCGATACCCATGCCGACGTGGAACCAGATCATGGCCATGAAGCTATCAAACCGAATGAAGTGCAAGAAGATGGTGCACGCGTTCACATCGGCTTCGTGCACTACTGCCACCGGCTCAAAGACATCGACAACTACAGCGGCAAATGGGCGCTTGATGCGATTGTCAGTGCCGGCATACTTGCAGACGATTCGGCCAAAGAAATCGAAGCAGTCAGCCACCGGCAAGAAAAAATCCCGAAGTCGACGCCGGAATATACCGAAATCCATATTAGATCGGTCTTAGTTGCATGAGATACGTTGAGATGCTGGCGGGGCTGAATCCGACCATATCGAACTTCCTGGCAACCAACATCGATTCGGGTAATCGTGTGTTGAGTCCAGAGGACCAGGCAAAGCGATTAGCCGCTAAAAAGACCGGGTGTATTGCTTGTCGATCGCGCGGGCGTATCAAGGTGCTCGAAGATGGCGATACACAGAAAACGTGGCGGCCTTGCCCGGAGTGTGGAGGCTCGAAAAAGCGCAAGGTGCCGTCCGAGACTGAAACGCGGAGTTATCGTAAAGACCGTATATTGTCGGTTGAGCAATTGTCATTTGCGTTGGCTGGTATGGAGCCGCATATCCTGCGAGCCGCGCTTGTGTATGCAACACATGATGAAACAGCCCGTCTGGCGTTAATCAAGGACATCTCAAAGCTACTGGTCAAGCCAATCGCTGATGAGTTATCAGCAGATGATAGGTCGATCATTGGTCTGTCCCGGGTGGTGTCTTACAACCTGAAGATGCGCGAAGGAGTGCACATAGTCCCGCTGAGGGGCGCTGAGCTGTTGTCTGTTAGTGAGCGCACCTGGTACCGCTCGTGGTCTCAGCCTTCCAAGGAATTAACAGACAAAGCGCGTGGGTGGATTCTGGTTGCTAATGATCATATGAAACATAGGCTCACAGTCGACCAATCAGCGTGCGCATCAGCTCCTCCAGTATGCAATTAGTACGTTCTAAATCCCTGCAATCGGTAGCTTCCTAATAATAAGATTTCAGTTGTGAACAACTAGAATATAAAGTTCAGGATGACCTAACCTGTCAGAACTAACTATGAACAGCAAAATAAAACTAAAGACTGACCCTTCTTCGGAATCGCGGGTCGTTCGCAAAAGCGTCTACAAGGGATACGACCTCGCTATCAAAGCTGTCGATCGCGCTAATCAAATCCATGCGAGAAACAGACTCAGCGTCAGAGATTTCTATCTGGAAGTCGATGGCTTCATCAAACTGGATTTCTTTGTTAGGCATTTGGATATTGCCGACATGAATATTGCCCCCAAAAACGGTCATGCCATCGAGCCGAGAATCAATTATTACAGTGCCCTGATCAGATATCTCTGCCCTAATCGTCCCGATGTTTATGTGCCGTCCCATCCGGACATTGGTCAGTGTGACCATGCCGACCTGTGGGATAAGCATTTTATGCTTGTCCGCGACGTCGAGTTCGTGAATTGTTCGGATTTTGGCCCCGCGCCCTCCAAGATATATCTCGCGCCTACGAAGCTCGTCGATAACTGGCTGTCCTGCCCCTTTTATGCGTCCATCAAGCGCTCCGATAAAGGCGGCCTCATCCGTACCGGTCGGGAAATGCAGTTGGCTTATGCCCCTGTTATTGGCAAGGACGAGGTCATGAGCCAGATGATCAAGAGCAGTTCGGTAGTTGTGGACAACATCGCCAAGCATGAGAGGGATTATGTCGGGGACGGGGATAACGGTTTTTACAATGAGCTGCTTAATGCCATTGACCTCATCTACGTTTTTGACCAATCTGTAGGGGTTGCTTTCAAGGAAGTCTCGAACATGAATTTTGAGTTCGTCGGCAAGGGCGCGTGCGCGGGCAATTTTTAAATGAACTGATTGAAAGTTATTAAATTTTAAAGGTTTCACTCTGCTTTCTCTTCCTAAGTAGGCGCGTAAAAAACCGACGTTTCCGTAGATTTCATGTTAAGACTCGCTCTTGGTGGCAGCTCTGAGAAAAAACTATGTTGAAATGTGCTGAAGTAGTTAGCTGCTGTGCAAGAGCGTGTAGTTAAATTTAGGGGCATTTTTTAGCTATTTTGATCTCTGCCAAGAATAACCTCTTCACCGAAATCGCCAGTCCATTGCCTAATCTCCATCTGAGTGGGACCGGAGCTTGGGAATTCAGTGATGCTCAGGGTCTTGATACTGGCTTCCTTGAGGAGTTCATAATTGAAGTAAACCGTAGCAAAATTAGCTCTCTTTCTGACCGATCTATGAAATTCACCGATATCACTATACTCAGCGGTAATGGTGCTTAGAGACGCGTGCTTGACGATAGTATTGGGGTCAAAGCCGGCCGCGGTGAAGAGTGGCAATCCACCACCCGTGTCGGATCTTTCACACTGAAAATTGAATTTAATCGACACTTTTTGACCGTGCATAAGGAAATAAGTATGTTGGAGCGCGCTGCTGACATCACAGTTATAAGTTTCAGAGTAGCTGCCATTTGTTATAGTAAATATGGCCCGTCCTTCATGTTTTATAAGAATATTGTTTGCGGGGGTTTTCCCAATATTCTTAATGTCAATTTCGAGAATAAATCCAGGTGCGTTATTTATTTTGGTCGCCGTAAGACTTTTATTGGCGGCCGCTGTGGTGTTTCTAGCTTCACCTAGAATCCCACGCGTTTGAATTACCGTCCACACCAGAAGCCCGGTGGTGAGCATAGCAACGATGGCCTGAATGGCGCTTACCCTCAGCAAGCCTTTTGTAGCCTGAGCGACAATGTCTTGGGCTATAATATTGGCGATCGGAATGCTAGAGTTGAGAACCCTTTCCACAGATTTATAGCAGCTTGATCTGTCAGAGTTTTTTTGTTTTTGCCCGCAGTCTTGATAGGCATTGAACGCAAACGTGCTGATGTTTACGGGGTATGTATTGGCATGGCTATCGTATCGCCACTGTTCATACTTATTTACTTTAATTAGCGTGTAGCTAGCGCCAGCAATAATAATAACAATTACCAAAGGTAGCGCTGCAGTGTTAATCAGTGCTTTAGTTTTTGGACTGAGCATGCCATCTCTTCTAGTATCAAAATATAAATCACCGCGCTAAACCGATCATGCGCAATTTTATTGCTCAAATTATTGGGTGTTCAGGTGTTACCGTACGCCTGTTCTGGAAGCTTTGCTAAATAATATGCTTGCGTGGCAGTGAAAAACGTAATATATTCTAGTTGTCGATTCAGCACACGCATGTGCGACTTCAAGCGAATCGAGCAAAAAGCGCACGATTAAAGCCCGTTAGTCTGGTCAGTCAGCTTCGGGTTTTGTCGTTTCTGGCGTTTACAAATCTCAACTAAGGAATTTTCCATGCGAATGAAATTAATGGCCTGTATAGGGCTGTTCGGTTTGCTCGTGGGTGCCTGTATGGTGCCTGCAGCTGCTGAGCAGTCGACAAACTTCGATGCTTACCCAATGACAAATAAGACTAACGATTCTTCTACTGATGCGGTTGCGGTGCCTGATGCCGAATCCATAGGCTTAGCTGAGGTCATTGATATTGGTCCATCGGTTAGCGGCGTCGCAATGGCGGCATTGGAATCTGCGAATTTATCTATTGCTAGTCCAGCATCAAACCATGCTCATCAAGGTATTACGAGGTGTACGCACCTTGCCTTGCCGGTACGCGAACCTGGTTGGCGAGTCTAATACGACTCTGAAATAGATAACGAGTATGCGAATTAAAAAGGCCCGGCAAAGTTTGGGCCTTTTTTGTACGTGTATTTGCCAATGAGCCCAGACCAAGCATTGAGCCACTTACGCACCGCACAAGGCTTTTGGGGTGTTCGAGTTGTCGGTGGTCCGGAGACAATATTTCCGAGCAAGGCAGGCGTCACTGTGACGATCAAAGATAACGACCGGGAGTTAACTGACGATGAATTCCTTGCTCAGTTCACAGGTAGTTCGTTCAAATTGCCACAAGTGGTTGACCAGGTGAATTCATGAAAGCTCTAATCATCGCTGCGGCTATTGCACTTGGTGGTTGTGCATCGACTAAAGCGCCGGTACCGGCAACGACTATTACATACTCAGTCGATCGATTTGGTGTTCCGGCACCGGTTGTCAATGGTGTTCGTTATGAGATGACTGAGGATGAGCGCAGAAGCGTGATTCAGGCCATCGTCAACGAATACTGCCCAGCAAGTTAAATGTCATTGATTGGCACTTTGTTTGGTGGGGCGGCTAAGCCGTTTACTGACACAGCTGAAACCTACATGGAGCAGAAGGGTGAAACCCGACGCACAGAGGTGCGTGCAGACTCAGATGTAAGGGCAAAGCAACTCAGCACGACTGCTGCACTGCAAGCGGGTCAGAGTACTTGGCGTCCGATGTGGATGCACACGATACGCAAATTGTTGAGCTGGTACTTCAAGCTTTCATTTGCAGGCGCTACTGTCACGTTCGCCATGCTGGTCAGTACGTTTTTGGAGTATGCGCAGTATTCGCAATGGGCGCAGATAAAAGATGATCTGGTCTGGTTTCTGGCTTCGTGGGTGGCGCTTGGTGCCTCCTTAGCATCGATTGCTACATGGTCCTTTCTTGGTTATTCACCGTTCCGTTCGATTTATGACAAAAACGGTGGCGGCAACGTTAGCCAGAAGCTGTTCGAAGTGGCGCGCAATGTTATTCCGGAAAGGCTTCAGCCAAAAATCATCCGCGAATCTATGCCGGAGCCGATTTATGCGGATGAAGGGATAGAACGGGTCAGTGGAATTGTGGTCCCGGGAAGCGATTCTAGTGTTCAGCCATTTGCAGAGCCTCGACGCGTTGCTCGTAGCAAGTACCTAACGCAAGCAGAGCTGGAGTGTAAGGGCAGGGCATGCGATTGCGAATACCCCGGCCTGGACCCTTTGGTGCTGGCGATCGCTGATGAGCTTCGTGAAGTATTCGGACCAATTGTTTCAAATTCAGCTTTTCGATGCCCCGCTCACAACAAAGCAGTTGGTGGAGCTAAAAAAAGTTACCACCTATACGGCCAGGCGATCGATCTTCGTGCTCTTAATGCTTCGCCTCAGCAAATTTACGACTACCTGAACAACAAGTACCCGAAGCAATTCGGAATTGGTCTGTACAACACATTCGTGCACATCGATACAAGAACAAACGGGTGGGCAAGGAAAACAGGCCCGCAGCGTCAATGGCGTGCGTTTAAACAACCACAAGGCTAATTCATGAAAACACTATTTCGACAGTTTGTTGAATCAAGCGAAGCTGATCCCGGAATTTTAAAGGCGCTCTCGCTTGTATTGCGTCAATCCTTGGAACGCGCCACATCACGTGTGGTTCATCTGCAGGCTGAACTCGATACGGCAATGGCTGTAGAGCGACACGCGCATGATCAACTGGCAGCAGTTGCCAGTCAACAGGAGCAGGCCTCTGTTGCATCATTTGCACCGGTAAAGGCGGCATTGGCTGCTTCCAGTGTCCCCGATGTTGATCTTGGGTCCACGGTAGGCGAACAGCACAGCAATGCTAATGGCTTCCCCATGGTTTATGACAAGCCTTTATCAGCTGAAGCAAAAATAGATGATGAAGCGCTAATCGAAACACAGGATACGTCCAATGTCTGATTTTGGACAATACGGCGATAAAGTGAAACGCAAAGCAGAAAAGGCCGCTAAGAAATCCAGCAAGTGGTATCACTTAAACATCCCTGATAAATACCGGCCATTTTTCTGGCTTGGTGTTCTATTTGTGCTGGTTGTCGTCGTCGGATCGATAATCTGATGAAGGCGGTATTTACAGTCATCGTGGGTGCGTGCATGGCATGGCCAGCAACACCAGTATGTGAACAGTGGATAGACGCTTCTACCCGCGAGAAGTTAACTCAGGCTCAAGCCTTGGGTCGTAGTGAGATTGAGTGTCAAAAGCAAGCAATTAATCAGCATGTCCCATGAGAACTGCATCGGTGTACATAGTCAGCATGCTGAAAATGGCGGCAGAGAACAGTGACCGAAGGGCAAAAGAAACCATCCGACAAACTAAGCGAGGACCATATCGCTTGGGTTGTTGCTGGTCATCGGCGTGCAATGAGATACCGAAGAACCTTTCGGTTTTTATCCAAGGCATTGGGCGGATTATTTTCCACTCTCAAGTGGCTGGCAGACAGTCTTAAATGGGCGGTTCCATTATTCCTAAGTCTATACACGGCTTGGCAATCAGGGTTGTTCGAGGCTTTGAAAGGATTCTACGGATGACTGAGAAACCAAGAATATGGGCCAACCGAATAGCTAAATTAGTGGTTGGTATGTCGATCTGTTTTCTGGCATACGATTTACTGATGCCTATCTATCATGACGTTGAATTTTCAGATTTTGAGCGCACTGATAAAGGGATACAGGCTAAGATCAAGTTTGTAAAAGACAGGGACTGCGCGCCTATCACTGGGACAGTTGTCGCGTTTGTATATTTTGGAGAAGACTACAGGCTTCCCGCAACCGTATTAAAAGATGGCGAGGTGCTAGTGCTGAAGAATTTTCCGCCTTCACAGACACCGACATCGGTAACGCTGACTTGGGTTGCTGCATCTGATTTACCCGACCCTACAGGTATAAGTATGGGTTTTTATCTTAAGTGCCAGACCCGGATAGCGCAGCATATCGAGTGGTTTTCAGATATCCATCTTGGCAGCCCGGCAGGCATTTGAAGTGGGAATTTGTAAATTAGAACTAGATGCAAAATCCCGTTATCGCACTAACATTAATTAACTAACCAGAGTAAAAATCCGAGATGCCTGATGCACCTACCGACTTTAATCAGCCGGTAAGGCGTCCTGCGCGTGGTGAACAGAGGCCGATTAGTGATTGGTCCGGTTTTTCGACTTGGGATGGTAGTCCGTCATCAGTGCCGGAGGGTTATATCTGGTCTCACGATGAAGCCAATGATGACCGTGATGTGTTGGATAACCATGCTGACTGGATAGAAAAACAAGCCAAAGACATAACTGGCGTTTCTGAGCCATGGGTTCTTGGCAATACGTCGCGTAGATCTGCAATCGTTGATGAACATGGAGTATTGGTCTCTTATGTGGCGCTCGAAAATGCGAGCGCTGCACATATAGCCAACATCAAGCCTGGAACAAATGCGCTGATTTGGTTGGCTGAAAACTTTCGCAGCCAAATTATTGGTGATGGCTCCAGCAGTAGTTTCAGTTTCGATCACGGATTTTCAGACGGTCACGTCAGTATCGATATCCGCAACAACGAATCCGGCGATATCGAGTATCCACATGTCAGCAATACAGGCGCGGTTGTCACCGTAAATTTCGCCGTTGCTCCACCTTCTAATAGTTACACAATTGAGGTTTCAAGATAATGGCTGATAAACCGCTCAAGCAGCTGGTCAGTACCAATTTTATGCTCAACCAAATTCAAAACGCGGTAGTTCATCCACTAGCGTCTGATCCAGCGGCACCGGTAGATTTTCAAATTTGGGGAAACACCACCACCAACAAAATTAAAATTAAGATCAATGGTGTTGTCGAAGAGCTTGCGACACTTGGAGATGTAAACGCCGGTGGTTTATCAACTGCCACGTTTGACGCAAATACCATATTAAAAGCCGATGCTGATGATACTCCGGTGGCTCTGCCAGTAGCGCCCTCTAGCATATTAGGCCGCGCGGCAGCTGGAGGCATCGCAGCGTTGACGCCTGCTGAAGTTAAAACTGTTCTGGGTATTCCTGCTGGGGCGTTGGCAGATCAAGGATATGTAGACAACCAAATAGCCACTTTGATTGATACATCCCCAGATGCGCTGAACACGTTGAATGAGCTTGCTGCAGCTTTGGGTGATGACGCCAACTTTTCAGCAACGGTAAATTTCGCCCTTGGTAATCGAACGCAGCAATTCACAACATTAATTGGTGATGCAACTGCAACCACGTTTGCGTTGACACATGGCTTTACGCGCAATGTGACTGCTGCGTTATACAAGGAATCAGGTGGCGAGCGCTATTGGGCAGGAGAAAGCGCCGGTCCGGCTGCATCTGTAACTTACACATTCGATTTCGCAGCACCCCCGGCCAACAATGAATATCGTGTCGTCATTCAGGGACTGGCGTAGATCAATAGGTGGATAACGTTCGGAGCATCGAGTTATGACTGGATTTGATCCAATATTGAACCTTGGTCAAAGTGCCGTTGGTGTAGGAACCAAGGCAGAGCGCTTAGTTGCGAATAATAATTTTCTTTGGTATCAGGATGACGGTTCAATTTGGGAAAAAGCGTTCGGTTCCAACGTGTGGGTACGTCGAAACTTTGCAGGAGAAGAGCTAACGGTTGACGCATCAATAACACATCAGGCGGTGAAATACACAATAGCTCATTTATCTGATAGTGCGGCCGCTGCAACTGAATATCAACTCAAGCTAACAATGTTAGATCAGAGTAACCAGGAAATCATTATCAGCGGTGATTCTCTTGCTGCAGCTCCAACATTAATCACAGACAATCGGCTTATTAAGGAAGCTGAGAATACCGCTACAGCTATAACCGGGACAATGGGCAGTTTAGAGATCGATAAGCTTTCTGCTGCGTTATGGGGACGAATACGCTTCGAATATAAGGTAACGGACTCAAACAACGATTTTGGTGTCAAGACACTTGAGCAGCACGGCTTATTTGCTACTGACCCACTACCAATCTACGACTGCACGCCAAGTAACTTTGTTTCTCAGCTCGCAGCGATGCTGGCGAATGGTGGGGGGACATTAAATCTAACTACTCCTGGTAACTACGACCTTATAGGATTAGAAGGAGGAAAAACAGCGTTTAAATCTGATAGTGCCGGAGGTTTAAACACTATGCTGGTGCGTGGTCTCGGGAAAGACGCTGGGACAGTCATAAGATTCACTGATAATGGCGGATTTAATCAAGTCAGACCAATAAACATAATCAATAGCAGTAACTTAGAATTTGCTGATCTTGAGATTGATGGTTACTGGGTCAATCACTATCACCCTGACACACCATCTCGATTGAACACCACGCATGGTATAAAGCATGGCGCGGTTGATTATTGGAAAGGCGACGGTTTGGCAGTATATGACTGGATCGGAAAAGAAGGTATAGACAACGGATACGATGAGCACGGCGCAACTATCCAATTTGATAACGCCACAATTATGCACCAGTCAAACATTCTGTTACGTGACTGTACTAACGTCTTACTGAGAAACGTTAGAAGCGTTCGTGCCGGTGGAGATGGATTTAATTTTGGAGATGTTAGTGGTGTGTTTTTGGATAACACTCTTATTGATGACTGCATGAGAAACGGCGTTACTTTTGGGCAGACTGGCTCATCCAATATAGACATTGGAATAGGTGGAAACTGTGAGCTAGGTGCTTTGAATAACGTTCAAAACGTAGATTTCGAACATTCAATTATTAATCAAAATATTTGGCTACACAGCGGTATAACTGTTGGTGAGCAGGATTATGATTACATTGACCAAGATCAGATATGGGCGTTGGCTGATGTTGACGGGGTTCATTTGGGCGCTATTGATGTAAATAAAACACCTATAGCAATACGTAACTCGACCGGTGTGGTTTGCAATGATGTTACGAATATCGGAGCATTGGTTGTTGATGGCACCAGCGATACGCCGGTATTTAATAATCCAACGTTTGATATTGATGGGTCCAAGTTACGTCGCGTTTCAGAGGGAGGATCAATTCAGAATGGAGTTTATGTGCCATTTATTCTAGCTGGGATTTTATGTCGAGAAGCTAACGGTGGACGTCCAGTTGGTTTGGAGTTAAATAACCCAACTATCGTTGCAAATAACATAGATACAGATGTTATTGAGATTAATAGTGTCGAATCGTTCAAAATGGAAAACGCTACGCTAACTGGTGATAATGGATGGGGCACGGCCCTCAGACTAAGAGGTAAATCTTCATCAGAACCATTGGACGCGGAGCTTTCCGATAACTCAGCAAATCTCGCTCCGACCATCGTGTCAGATGTCAATCTAATTTAGGTTAATAGAAATGGGCATACCAGCAGAAGTCAGTAAAAGCGGGCCATTCCCTATACTTGGTGTTGTAGATGATGTTACAAAAGAAGTGTTGGATGTGTTGGGGTATTACCCAGAAAGTGATACATGGGATGCGATACCCGCGAGCGAAGATTCGGCAAGTGCTCCCAGCAGTATTACACCATTTAAGGATTACTTATTAAACGATCACTCGTTCGATTCAAATAATCAATACCAGTTACCAAACCCTGCTGGCAGCTTATCTTTTCTACTTAATAAAGTAGGTGAGTTCAGCATAGAAGGCTTCATTCAATACAGAGCAAACGCAACTAGCGATATACAAACTACTATCAATTATTCTGAAACTAAGTTGTCTGGAGCAGTAGGATTTAACGGAGCTACATTCGGAGATGCTGCGCCGACGGTAGCCCAAATGCAAACAGCATCTGGTTTTGATACTGATCAAGCGAAGTTTGCAGGAGATGCTTTACTGGATATGCACGTAAATATCAAAGGCTCCATAAAAGTTGATTCGATAACAGGAATACTTACTCTTTCATATGCTCAGCGAATTATACATGCAGACACAGTAATAGTACGCGCAGGCAGCTATTTAACTGCAACTCAAATTGGCTAACAGGTCATGCGACAGATTGATCTGATATCGCTACATTGGCAGCAATGTTTTATGTTTTGCGTCGCCGCATTATTAATCAACGGGTCCTTCCCATGCATATACGGTCATAGCGGGTGGTAAGCCTCCCGGTTTTCGTGAATATTTCAAACCTCTATGCGCCACAGCAGCAGGTGAGCTGAGTGCATGCTGTTAAGGCTCGGCAGGGTTGGAGTAAGTCTGATCTTGCCAATGAGTTTGGAATCGATAGGCGACGTGTGGACACGCTTCTCGAAGGTGTCGAGGCAAGGGGTAATAAATTCAGAGGGCATCCGACTTATTGGATTGCTGATGTTGCATTGCCCCTGGCTCAATACGCTAAAAAACAAACGACACCGAACAGCCAGCCGCAGACCGACGATGATGGAAACGATCTCGTTATTGGTTTAGGTGAAGGCCAATTGCATCCGGACAAGCTTGACCCGAAAAGCCGAAAGGAATGGTACGACGGCGAGAAGGTCCGAAAGATCATGCTTAAAGATGATGCTGATCTGGTACCCAAATCTGAGGTTCGTGCAGGTCAGGCCAGTTTGTTTAAAACTATGAAGGCCTTTCTGTTGACGCTGCCCGATGTGCTTGAACGTGATGCAGGGTTGCCGCCGAAGGCCATAGCGCGAACCGCGGTATTAGCCGATAAGTTGTGTGACAACTTCGCCGATCTAGCTAACGACTAATGAGCTACGCCAGCTGGAATGAAATTTTGAAGGAAACTTCAAAGTTGGTCCGGGTTGGTGAGCGCTTAACGGTCCCGAAAGCTGCTGAGGCGTACGTCAAAACCGAGTCTGGTGATTGGTCTAATGATCTGACCTACTACATGAACAAGCCTGCAGAGACACTAACGTCTCGATTGCATAAAGGTGTCGTATTCGTTGGCCCTGCAAGGACCGGCAAGTCTCAAGCGTTAGGGGATAACTGGGTGGCGCACAACGTTATGTGCGACCCGACTGACATGCTGCTGGTTTTTCCTTCTGGCAGAACAGCTGAACGATTCTCGAAGAGGCGGCTGGATAAAATGCATCGGCATTCTCCAGACATCCGTGCAGAGTTGGGTGATCAATCGTCTGATAACAACATTGGCGAAAAAACCTACAAATCTGGTGCTTGTGTGATGCTGGTTAGTCCGACAAAAAACACTTTGTCGACGTTGGATTTCTGCAAGGTTTTGTTGTCCGATTACGAACGTTATGACCTGGACATCGGTGGTGATGGTTCAGCATGGGTCATGGGTTCGAAGCGAACGCAAACGTTCTTAAGTCGAGGCATGACATGCGCTGAGTCGTCACCATCGAGACCGATACTTGATTCGTCTTGGGTGATACCGGCCGAATCTCCACACCTTGCACCGCCATGCGAAGGTGTTCTTGAGCTCTACAACGAAGGCACACGTCACCGGTTATATGCAAAGTGCCAGCATTGCGGCGAGTACTGGTTGCCCGGTCCTGATTATCGATCGGCGTTTATACCTGAGGCGGGTGATTATTCAAGTATCAAGGACCGAGCTCGTGATTGTGGTTTGCCTTGTGCTATTTGCGGTTCGATTAATACGCAAACAGATCTTGATGGCGATGGTTACTCTCACGAGCACCACTTAAAGCGATCAGGCGTGTGGGTTGCTGAAGGTCAAATGATTAATCAATATGGAGAAGTCTCCGGTCAAGTCTATGACACGGAAATAGACTCTTATTGGATGCCTGGTTGGTTTGCCGCATTTCAAAGCTGGCAGGGAATATTTGAAAGAACGCTGGCTGGTTTGGATTCATTCGATCGAACCGGCCGTGAGGACAAGCTCAAAGGCACGGTAAACGTCGATCAGGGCGCACCGTTCCTATCGCTACACCGTCAAAGCGATACCAGCGCTAAGTCACTAATGGAAAAAGCACAGGATGTTGAGGCACCGCATCAGAAGGGTGTTGTTCCTGACTGGGGTCGGTACCTGATCGGCACCATAGATAACCAGGCTTATTCGCTTGATTTGCAAGTGCACGCATTTGGCATTGATGGCCAATACACCGTTATCGATCGACACGCAATCACTGTCTCTGAATCTCGCAAGGATGTTAACGGCAAGCCGGTCGTGATCGAGGCGGCCACGTACGTCGAAGACTTAGCCGTTTTGTTTCCTGAGATGATTGACAAGAAATACCCGACCGATGACGGCCGGATGATGTCAATCAAAGCTGTCTTCATGGACATGCATGGCGCACCAGGGCTCTCGCCAAATGCCCGTCAATTCTGGCGCGACTGTCATGCACAGGGCAAGGGCGATCGAGTTCGATTGGTTCGTGGTGGTTCAAACAAGCGAGCCGACTTGTATAAACAAACATGGCCGGATTCGACCGACAAGGCGAGCAACGCAAAACCGTTCGCATCCATTGCACGTGGTGATGTACCGGTGTTAACGCTCAACACCGACACGGCCAAGGACATGGTTAAGAGATCACTGGATCGCGAGACAGTCGGTCCAGGTTACCTACACCTTCCGACCTGGGCTGACTTGAGTTGGTTCGAGGAAATAGTTGCAGAGATTCGCAAGCCTTCAGGGGTTTGGGAGAAGGCTGGTGACCATGTTCGAAACGAAACGCTAGACCACCTTACATATGCCCAGGCCGGTAACGATTACATTGGCGGCAACTTGATCGATTGGGAGAGTCCACCGGATTGGGCGGCACCATGGAAAGACAATAGCCTTATCGAAGGCAACGTGAGCAGGGACAATGAAGGTAATGTGCCTGCTTTTTTTGATGATGATTTCGGAGATAACGATCCATGGCTGTAGCTTTAACTGATGCCGATTTAGTGCTACATCAAACGCGTCTTGCAAATGCTGTGGCCGCGCTTGATCGAATTGAAAATGGCGATCAAGAGGCGAGCATCAGTCATGGAAACTCAGCCAGCAATTCATCCATATCGTTCACCAAAGCAGACCCGATTGCATTACGCGCAAAGATTAGTCGGCTTCAATGGGAAATAGAAAACAAATGTTTGCAAAGTTTCAGCCACACACCGGTGACGATTTGTAACTGATGCAACACCCTTATATCGCAGGCCAGAGCTACTCCGGTCTACTGGACCATCGTGGCCAGCCAATGGTGACGGCGGGCAGTAGTCCACGCGATACGCAGCATTATGGAGCATCACACAGTGCTCGGGAAATGCAGGGATGGGATGTTGACAGTGGTGATGCGAACCGTGACAACAATAGCGAGCTTGGAACGCTCACCGCAAGAGCTCGTGATCTCGATAGAAATAATGGTCTTGCGAAAAATATCCGAGTCGTTAAAGGCGACAACATTATCGGCACTGGGTTGCAAATATCCCCGATGCCGAACTGGCGAGTACTGGGCCACGATGCGGACTGGGCGGCTGACTGGTCAAAGAACGTAAAAGCTCATTGGAATGACTTCGCGCGATCGCGTTTTGTTGACTCCGATGGTGAGGACAATTTTCACCAACAAACCCGACTGGTATTTAATAGCGAATTTTTAGCCGGTGGTGGTTGCGTTGTTCCGATGTGGAAAAAACGCCCTGGAACGATCTACAAAACCTGCTTCAAAATTATAGAAGCAGACCGTCTCTGCAATCCAAGCGAAGCCGATGACACAGCGAAGATTGCTGGTGGAGTTGAGCGCGCGCGCGATGGTGAGATCGTGGCTTACCACGTTAGAAACGTGCACCCGGGTGCTGACGATCAAAGCACTACATTGAAATGGGAGCGAATCCCTGCCTACTTCCCAACTGGTCGCAAGCGATTCGTACACGTATATGAAAAGACACGCCCAGGGCAATCGCGAGGTGTAGTCGCTGCTTCTAACGTGATGGCAGCATTTGGCTTGCTGGGAAAATACACGCTTACAGAGCTTCAGTCACAAGCGATCAACGCAAAGATCACGCAAGTTCTAGAAACACCGCTCAGTGATGAGCAAGCTGCTGAGTTATTCGGTGGAAAAAAAGATGACTACTCGAAACACCGTAGCAATTGGAAAGGTCAGCTTGATGCTGGAACGATTCTTAAGCTGCCGGTCGGTACATCGCTCAAGTCTCATGACCCGAAACGACCGGCACCAGCGTTTGTTGCGTTCATTGAGCACCATTTACGTGAGATTGGCGCTGGCTTCGGGCTGCCATTCGAACTGGCGATGCGCAATTTCAGTAAGACGAACTATTCAAGTGCACGTGCTGCATTGCTTGAGGCATGGCGTCACTTCCACGTTGAGCGCCAGCGTTATATCTATCAGCTTTGCCAGCCGTATTTTGATTGTTGGCTCGAAGAGGCGGTCGACTTAGGGATTATTGAAGCGCCTGATTTCCAGCTATACCGTACCGCGTATACCTACGCCGAATGGTATGCACCTTCGCACTTGCCGATCGATCAACTCAAGACTGCCAATGCTCAAAAAACTCGACTGGAATCTGGAACGATCACAAAGCAGCGAATAGCGATCGAAGAGGGTGAGGATTGGGAGGACATCGAGGACCAGCGATTAAAGGAACGAGTTAAGTCACACGAGACTGAGATCAGATTCCAGAAAGCAAAAACGGCACTTGAAAAAGAGTATGGCGTTGAAGTGGTAGAGGTTGTGCCTACATCATCGCCAGCTGACCCTAGCGCTCCGCAGTCTGCTGAAGAAATGGATGCGAAAGAGCCAGAAGAAATAGTCGAAGAGACTGAGGAAGCAAATGCCGCATGAGTAAGAAAGTAAAACCAACTCCGCGCAATTCATCAATCGCAGATATTTTTGGATGTGGTCAGTGGTTGATTACCGCTGATGGGCAAGCACAGCTCGAAGCTGCCACAAATCTATTGGCCGCGGCACAACCGCAAACGCTAAGCGCGACAACACAGCAAACCGATCTTCATGGCGTTGTTAACGTCATTGGTCCTCTTGCTCGATATGACAACTGGGTTAGTGGCTATCTCGGATGGTCAACGATCGAAGGTATACAACGCCAAGTAAAAGAATTGGATGCGAACGCGGACGTCAAAGAAATCACAATGAATTTCGATACACCGGGCGGTGTTGTTCATGGCCTTCCAGAGTGCGCGACAGCGATCGCAGAGTGCGAAACACCTATCAAGGCTTACACATCAGGCGTATGCGCATCGGCCGGCTACTGGCTAGCGAGTCAATGTGATGCGATGTACAGCAGCATCTTGGGAATCGTTGGAAATATCGGCGCAAAGAGTTATTTCTACGAACCAGAAAAAGAGGTGGTCACTTCTCGGCATGCTCCGAAAAAATCAGGCACCAGGGCTGGAACTCAAAGACTGGTTGACGATGTAGAGGCAGTGTTTATCGACACAGTTGCTGCTGGTCGTGGTGTGACTCGTGAGCACGTTATAGCTAATTACGGGGGTGGTGATGTGTTCGTCGGTCAGTCTGCAGTTGATGCAGGTCTAGTTGACGGCATCGCAACCTTTGATCAAATTCTTGCCGGAGATATCGGCATGCCACCGGTGCTAGACACCAATCATGAAACGTCAGCCATAGGGGAATCCATGAAAACTGACACCACTACTACCGGCGGCAAAGCTACCGGAAAAACGACTGCGGCCGCTCCTGCGGAACCAGCAGCTGCTCAAGCAACCGCATCTGCAGCGCCAGAGCTCACTGCTGAGCAGGCTGCTACCGCCGCGGTTAAGGCGGAGCGCGAACGTAGCTCTGCAATTACCAAAGCCGGTGCTGGTAAAGATCAAACAATGGTCCAAGCCTACATCGATGACGGTGTCAGTGCTGAGCAGGCAACTGCATGGCTTGCCATGATGCCTGAGGTTAAGCCCGGAGGTGGTCTTGCCGCGCAAATGGCTGGCACCAATCCAGAGATCACTAACGGTGAACAAACTAATAGTGACGGTAGCGATGACGAGGACGCGAAAGCGACTGCGGAATACGTTGCTGGCGCTGAATCCGCAATGAAGGAGATCGTGTAATGGGCCCAGTAGCAACGTCATCAATTAACCGCGACGGTGGATACATCGTCAGCGAAGTTACCGAGCATCCGGATCACCAATGCCGGGAGCATGTCACTTTGAAAATGGACGCAGTCGATAGCGTTTATTTGCCAGGCACCGTTTTGAAAGATGACGGCACTGGGCTCATGGTCCGTTGGGATGGTATTGGCGATGTTGCCGGTATCTTGTTTGGTCAGCGCATTGCCGAGACGGCAGATCAGCGCGCCGTTGCTTCGACGTGGGGCATGTCTTACAAAATCCCATTGCTTGTGTGGGACGCGGCGGTCACCGATGCACAAAAAATTACTGCCATGGCTCAGATGAAAGCCGCTAACCGAATGGTCGGCGTGCCGGCTCACTAAAGGAAACTTAAGAGAATGACACCAGAAGAAATCCTAGCGTATTGGATGCTTAAATCGCGTGATCTAATTAAGATCGCAAGTACAGTGCCTTACCGGCCCAGTTATTTGCAGTCTTTGAACATCACCACGTTTAAGCCGATCACTACGACTGAAGTGACTGTCCAGGTGCAAGCACCTGGTAAATTGGCTTTGATTCAGACTACCGAACGTGGTGGTCCGATTGAGCAAGATACGCCAAAGAGTGGCGATCTACGTGTGTTGCCGACTTTTCGTTTAGCCAAAGGCGCAACTATCCGAAGCCACGAGCTGCGTGATGTTGTTATGTTTGGCGAGGGCACTGTTAAAAAGCGTATTGGTGCCGAGCTGGCAGAGCGGTTTGCTGCCATCGATGAAGACATGACGCTGACTGAAGAGCACATGCTCATGGGTGCGGTGCAGGGAATCATCATGGATGCTGATGGCACCACACCACTTTTAGATTGTTTCACTGAGTTTGGTGCGCCAGCCCGAGCGACTATAAATCTGGATTGGGCTAACTGGACAATCGGGGATGCTCGAAAGTTCTTTAATAACTTGAAACGCGAAATGACTCGCGAAATGACTGGTTTGTCCGGCCGCGGCAAAATGATCGCGCTTTGTGGCGATCAAGCATACGACGATCTAGTTACCGCCCCTGCGGTCGAGAAACTCTATGCGTCGCACTCTGGTGCTCGGGAACTTGAAAAGATCGGTCAAGCTTATGAAAGCTTCCCGTTTGCCGGTATTGAGTGGCATAACTATCGTGGCACCGATGACATGACCACGATTAAAATCCCCGACAATGAAGTTCGGTTCTTCCCTGCAGGCGTTAAGGACTTGTTCCTTGATGTTCGTGCACCGGGTGAGACTATTTCAGATTTGTCGGTCAAGGGCAAACGTCGTAATCCAGTAATGCTTCGTGATAAAGATCGTGATTTCTGGATGAAGGCGGAGCAGTACACTTACCCGAGTTACGTTTGCACGCGTCCTGGTGTGCTTCGTAAAGGAGTATTGGTGTGATAGTGGGTGTGGCCATGGGTCTTAATTTAAGACCCGGCCGTACCCTAAAGCGCGGTGCTTACATTGTTGGTGACGGTATCACTGCTGCTGAGGCAAAGACTGTGCTGAGTAATCCGCGATGGGGCCGAAAGATTGAAAAGTCGGAGATTCCCGTGTTTGGCGGATTGGTTGGAAGTGCAAAAGCACCGGCAAATAAGTTTCCCGATGTCCCTGTAGCTTCCGGTGCTGACGCCGATGCGAAAGCCAAAGCTGATGCCGATGCGAAAGCTAAAGCTGATGCCGATGCGAAAGCTAAAGCTGACGCCGATGCGAAAGCTAAAGCTGACGCCGATGCGAAAGCTAAAGCTGACGCCGATGCGAAAGCCAAAGCTGATGCCGATGCGAAAGCCAAAGCTGATGCCGATGCGAAAGCCAAAGCTGATGCCGATGCTAAGCTCGCTGCACTTCCTGCATTAAATTCTGATGACGCAACGCTAAAAGCTGGGCTAAGTGTTCTGAACAAAGCGGACATGGATGCTTATTGGGATGCTCAAGACGAAGAAGTCATGGCAGTGTTCCTGGTCGAACGTGTTGGCCGTGAGCGCAAGCAATGGAACCGCGGAATGATGGGTAACATGATTCAAAACCATCTAGGTATTCCAGAGCCAGTTGTTTAATGTCTATCGGTAGCCGTCGCGGCTTTATTCGTTTAGCCGCGGCGGTCAACCGACAGTTATCTAATTGTGAGGTAGAGATTTCAAAGTCAATTGGATGGGCTTCGAATATCTACACACCAACCGCAACCCCGCTTGTATTGGACGATGCTGCAAATGTTCAGGTTAGCGGTATTTATTCTGATTATCACGCTGAATCATTGAACACGGATGGCCATACTCTATCGGTTTCTATTCCAGCGCTGGTGTCAACGAACAAAACACAATTCGACCTTCGCATATTGCACGGTCATCGATTCGCAATAAAGATGCTCGAATATCCAACGCACCCAAGAATGATTTGCAAAGTGAGGCAGTCAGAGCCGGACGGTACGCACAGAATTCTGCATTACCTGCATATGCTTGGACCAGAATGCAACGATGCATCCGGAGTGCCTAAGGGTTACCCGTACACCTTCCCGTTTGTGTTTGGCGCTATGTCATTCAATCGGTGTGCAAAGCTTGAAATCTGACTAATGCAGCTATCTGTCAATGGTTCATTGAAGGCCATTAAGGCTGATATGCGCAAGGTCAAGAAAATACAGGAACGCGTGGCTGTCAGCGCTGCCAATAAGACCTCCCGAAAAATCTACACGCAAACCATTCGCGAGCTATCCAAGGAAACGGGTATTAAGGCGATTGTACTGCGCGGTAGAAAGGGTAAAGGCGGTCGAGTTAAGCACTACAAGTACGCAAAGACTAAAGGCCGCGCACGCGTCTGGGTTGGCCTGAGCAAAATTCCGCTATCAAAAGTATTCACTGGCAAACGCACATCTACCGGTGTTAAGAAGTTCAGCAAGTACACGTCGGGCTCGATGCAAGGCCGAACTGCTGCCGACGTTTTCGGCGCAAACATGAAAGCTGGGCACTTTGGATTCTATGTTCGCAAGCCTGGTTCGAAACGATTGCCGATTCAAGAAGTGTCCCTTGATATTAAGTCAGTTGGAACGAGAATCGTGCACCTGCACGGACGTCGACTTGGAAAGATCGAGTTTGAGAAAGAATTCCAGCGCGACATGAAAAGGAGACTGGCGAAGCGATGACCAAACATGTACGTGAGCAGGTTCTTGAATATGTCAAAGATCTGCTAATTGAAAAAACAAAAATACTGAATTGCCAAGTTCATCGAATTGGTCCAGGTCAAGCACATCAGCCTGAGCATATCGAAGTCTACATCGATGGCGAGACGACAGGTGGTTCAAATTCAGATGATGAGATTGAGGACATGCTTGGTACGTCTGTTCGAGTAGCAGCGTTAGGTGTTCGCATTACGGTCAAGGCTGGTTATGACGAGCACCCTGATACAAGAGCAAATGAAATACTGGCATTGGTTGAAGCAGCGTTGTTTGGCCCTGATAAAAACGGCGATCACACAATAAACGACGCCTACGTCAGCATCCAATGGGCTGGCGTTGTAAATGATTATGAAGACGAACTAGAAAACGAAATGACACAGCTTGAGGTGGCATATCAAACCAGTTACCGAACCCCTGTTGGCGATTCGCTGACCCTTATCTAACCGGAGCAATCCAAAAAATGAATATCGACTCTGTTCTGAAAATGGACAGCGGCACGGTTGTGTGCGTGGAAAATGGCGCAACCATCACCGTTAAAACAACAGGCGAGGTCAAGACCTTTAAACCATCGTTTCCAAAAAAATCGTCTGCACTGAGCGCTGAAACTTTCGGCGATCTGTACAAGCACAAACATTTTGAAGAGCCTGCTGCAAAAGCACCGGCCAAAGCAGGGGATAAGTAATGCCACTATCGACCAAAACAGCCCGTCTGACTATCGGCGGTGTCCGCATCATGGAAGTCATAGATGTAACTCCATCTCAATCGGTTGAGGAGGAAGATACGAGTGTTATAGATCGCGCTGAATCCGCCTATGCACCGCGTATAGAGATTGAGCCCGGCACACCGGAGCTCGCTGCAAATCTCTACGTTGATCTGACAGACCCAGGGCAATCTGCACTGAGCTTGGGGGCGGCTGGTATTGAAGCGGTGCTCACACCTGCAGGCACCGCCTCTGGAATGCTCCGTCAGACTTATAGCGATTGCATTGTTACTGAATATCCACTGCAGACAATTGCATACAAGGGCAAGCTCAAGCGAACTCTGAAGCTCAAGGCAAACGGCGGCATGATTGAGGACACCATTCCGTAGTGTTCAACATTAATGACGCAAAAAAACGCATCGCCGAGCTTGGCGTACTCCAAGGGCCGATCATCGTTGCCGATTGTGGTGATGATGGTTTGGCTGGTGAGGTTTACTATCACCAGCTGACTGTTGGGGTGGATCGAAAGATACGGGCACTGCAGCGCACGCATCCGGACACCTGTAATTATCGCGAGCTATTGCTTCGCTCGCTTGATAAAGAAGGCGATCGCATTTGGGAAGATGAAGAGATCACTGAAATTTTAAACGGTGGAATCGACCCTATTGACGTGGCTTTTATCGTTGGCTCCATGTATGCCGGTGATAAAGCGAAAAAAATAGATTTGAAATCAGGGCCGTTCAACAAGGCATCTGCCCGGAAATTGTTCGAAGACAATGATTGTCTCTATGGTCCGGTTAATGTGCCAGGCATTGGTCCTGAAGATGGTCCGTTAGAGATTTACTACAGGCCAAACAACGGACTGAAAGATGCGGCAATTTCTGTATTAAAAATCAAAAACCCCGACGACTGGGATATTCGATTACTGATTCAGCGTGCAAGAACAAAGGATGACAAACCTATGTTCAAGACTCAGCACCTGCCTACGCTTGCATCGGCGCTTAAGCAGGAAGAACTAACCCGTGTGACCGCGCAAATGATGCACCCAAGGTTCATGCCCGAACAAGTTCGAATAGAGCTAGCGGTCGCGCAGGAGGCAAATCAAGAGCTGCACGTGGACGACCTAAAAAACTCATAGAGGCAGATGGTGAACTTAGATACTTATTGCGCCGTGCTGAAAAAGCCGGTCGCAACTTGTCATCTGCCACAAATGAGTTTGATTTACCAAGGCTTGAGTTTCTACTCAAAATCGCATACGCAAATTTTCAAACAGAACAGGGAAACAATTAACTAAATGGCTAGAGCGAGCGCAGTCTATGACATGGTCCTATCGGACAAGTCAGAAACCGGCCGCACGTCGTTCTTAGGCAGTATTGATCGAATAGATAAGCGCACAGCTGCATTGGCGGTAGGTGGCTTTGCAGCATTGGCGACAGCAGGTGTGGGTGCTTTCACAGCGATTCTAGCCACGCAAGGCCCTGTGATTGATGAGATCGGCAAGATGTCCGAGGTGTTGGGCATAAGCGTCACCTCCTTACAAGCAATGAAGGATGCTGGAGAGAGGGCTGATGTACCGCTTGGTTTGATAGAAAAATCATTAAAAAAGATGACGGCTGCTGTGTCGGATGCCAATAATGGTACCGGTGCTGCTGTCAAGTCACTTGCAGAGCTTGGCATTGGTGTTGAGGAGCTCAATAAGCTTGCACCTGATGAGCAATTTAAAAGAATTAGTGATGCGCTCGCTGACGTTGGCAACCGCAATGATCAGCTGAGACTGTCAGAGGATTTCTTTGGCAGTCGCGGCACGAACTTGCTTCGATTAACCAGCTCAGCAATAAATGATGCTGAAAAGGAAATGCGAGATCTTGGCATAGCGTTGACTGAGATCGATGTCGAGAACGTTGAGCAGATGAACGATGCTATTCAGCGAGTGCAAAGAAACGCCACAGGTGCACAGCAAGTGTTTCTAGCGGAGATGGCTCCGGCTATCAGGTCTGTATTGGATGAAGTTTTTGCCGTCGATGAAGCGATCGGTAATGTACGCGGTACTTCCAATGGATTGGCAGACGGATTGATCGAGGTAATTGGCTTTATTGGCGACGTTTTCCAAGGACTGGATAATTCCTTTGATTTTGTCAACTTGTTATTTGCGAAGGCGGGCGCGATTGATGCGAAAATATTTGATTTTTTCAAAGGCACAGAAGATTCGGCTGCGGAAGTGGTTAGAGCCGCCCAGGCTGCGCAACAACTAGATGACAATCTCGCGGGCCAGGTCAATGAAGCGGCATTCAGTGAGCAATTGAAAGCCCGCCGCCAACTCTATGAAGAGGAGGCTGCTGCGAACGCCAAAGCGATCGAAGAGGGTCGTGCGGCGCGTGATGCTAGAGCAGGGAGCGATACATCTGGCGGCACATCATCTTTGACAGATCAGAGTGAGGCTAGGGCCGCAGAAGCTGCTGCTAGGGCTGAAGAAAGAGCGCAGAAGGCAGCCGCTACTAAAGCAAAGCGAGATGAAGCACAAGCCGAGCGTGATCGAGAGCAGGAAATTGCTCGCGTTACACGACTTGCTGAACAGGAAAAACGCGAACTTGAAGCAGCGGAAAGAGCTGAGGAACGAGAAAAGCAGATACAAGAATCCAAGCTTGAGCGCATCCGTGAAGCTGGACTGTCCGAAGATCAAATATTGTTGGAACGCCAACAAGCAACAAACGAGTTTTTAGATTCGATAGCAGCTAATGATGTCTCTCGCACTGCTGAAATTAATGCTATCAAGAAAGCCTCAAACGAGGATTACTACGACAAACAATTAGCGCTCATAGAGCGCAGCCATGCGGAAGCAAACCGTCTCGAAGCTGCTCAACTCAAGGCCGGAAAGTCATACGTTGAAGAGGGCATAGCGTACTTTGCTGAGCAATCACAAGCAGCCGACGCAATACACAAAGGCCTTGTGGCTGTTCGCATGGTCCGAGAAGGTAAAGAGGCGGTCATTGGTGCGTACAAATGGGGCAACAGTATCGGCGGGCCTGGCTTTGGTGCTGTCGCCGCGGGCGTTGCGATCGCTTACACAGGTGCACTGATCAACGAAGCGGTTGGCGGTGGTAGCGGAACTAGCTCACCACCTTCAGGGGTCGCTGAAACTGCAACTGATTCAGAAACAGCCGCAACCACAGCCGCGACCACAGAAGAGCAGCAGAACACCACTTCAGTCATATACAACGCCTACTTCAGAACAAGTGATACAGAAAATCGAGAATCGCGGGCAGCAGCTGAGTTGCAGGCTGACATCGATGCTAAGCGTGTTGACTTTGGTCCTAACGTGCAAGTTACCACCAATATCTTGGACTATGAGGACTTCAGAACATGACCCTCAATCCATTTTATATTCACTACGAGGTATCGAAGTCGCCGATAGCCGATGAGAGGATTGGTGGTGGTGCGATTCTCGTTGCAGAAGCCCGAAATATGAACCCACCGGTCGATAAGTACAATCGATCTGATGCCCGATATGAGGGTGGTTTTGAATCAACCTTACTGGAGCAATGGGAAGAGATCAGTATCACGGTGATTAATATTCTCCATGGCCATCGTGATGAGATCAGCGATCTGAATCTGTCAAAGCACTTGGACTTTAAAGAGTTTTTCCAGTCTATGGCTGGTGGGCGGGTGGCTTTGCTCGTTGCAACCAATATCGGCGGCATCGATGACGTTAAGAACGTCAAGTTAATTAATCCATCATCTGAGCTAATTCGAAAAGGCCAGCGGCAAAAATTCTCTACAACATTCAATTTAAGGGTGGTCGACTAGATGCAAAATTTACTGATGAATTTGTGCATAGGGTGTACACATGCCATTAAGTGATGCAGCTGTTGTTGGCGCAGAGATATTAATTGAGGGTCATTTTGGCGATGGTTTTCGAGATGATTTCGATACCCTTGATTTAGAAACTAGCAGCGCTGCGGGCAATAGAACCGGCAAATGGAAGCTTGGCTTTATGCACGCCAACATGACAGAGAACGGATTTATTTACGGCTCTGACGAGAACCCAGCTAGCGGGCACAACTTTGTGCACGCTGGAATCAATAGCGAGGATCAGGTCTATCCAGACACTCGCAAAGCTGTGCCTAGCACGATGAATCCCATAACGGCTAGCGATAGCGTATTGAAGATTGAATCTCGCCTTGTATCAGGTGCAGCAGAGCAAGAGTACGCGCGCGTTAAGGATTACACGCTTAATCCTGATGGTACATTGAAGGATTTTCTGTTTGACAAGCAGGTTCCTTATGTATCAGGGATGCTATCAACATATGGTCGGTTTGCTATGTCGTTTGGGCGATTTCGGGCCCGCGTTAAAACACCTTATGGTGCTGTTGGAAACAATGCTGACATCAATCAACGAAAAGCGATATTCCCAGCGGCTCTCTGGTCGCTCATGGATATCCCTTACGGATGTGATATCAATGGCGATCCTTTCGGCGATGGCAATACTACCTACAGACCAGCGAGACCTAACGGCGGTGGCCAGTTTTTTGAGATTGATGGAGATGAGAATTTCGGCGAATCAGAAACCAAGATCCACCAAACTGTGCACACGCATCCACCAGGAAGCAATCCAGATAATGGCAGCGTTCAATATCCGCTAACGATACAGACAGGTAAAGACCTTCGATCAGTTTGGCGAGAATCAGGCTGGGATATCTTCCCAGAAAAAATAGCGTTTTTTGTCGACGGTGTTTATACCCATGTTGTTGATACACCAGATGAAATAAGAAATGGACTTCCAATATATGAGCCAAAAGCGGGCGAAGAATTTGACCCTGTTATGAGCAGCACGCACACCGCGAAAGTGTTAGGACGTCAGCAGCATGCTGACAGTTCAACACGCTATATGTGTCACGCGATAATCATCAATCTTGCACGTAATGGAAAATATCCCCGCGATTTGGCAAAGCAGATTATTGATGCAGGTGGAGCTTTGCCAGCGCATAACGACACGGTCAGCCTCGAGGTTGATTGGGTAGAGGCTCGTCCATTAATAACGGACAACCCAGACAATTTCCCAATGCGTATCGCTGGGGTGCCAACGGCCGCTGTATCAGAGCCTGTCCCAGTCGAGCATTTAACTTTCGACGAAACATTCGAATTCAGCATATCGCACACCAAAGCTGCTTTAGTCGGCGCCCCTGCAAGTGTTCGTTGCATAGTTACTGCGAATCCGCTTGGCTTTCCGTACCGATTCGAGTTTGAGGTCATTGATGCGAATGTGCCTGCTGGCATAAACGTCACTATCAGCGGTATCAGCGGCAACCAGATAAGTGTGCACTCTGATGGCGAATTTGATTTGACTGACGTAATTCAAGTTACCGCGTCTCAAGATGGCGAGATAGTGTAATGGGCTTTACTCGGTCTGTCGGTCTATCGTTCGGTGCTTATGAGCCTCGATACCAACCCCAACAAACGGAAGGCCACACGCATGTTGTTCGTCTGACATGGCGCAATGGTGAGCAGGTTCTGATACCGAGGAAAACAGGTCTAGATCTGATTGGTGGGGTTCCCATCTCGAGTGCTCGAATAGCGGTCAATGGCATTAGCGCTATAACTGAGAATGCAGGTGTTCAGAGTAACGTTGCAACGATTACGGGCTGTACTTTAAAGCTGGTGGATGTTGATTACGATATGGCGAATCGGTTTGGCAATAATCTAGTAGCGGGTGCCGGCTCTCGTCATTCAAGGGTCGAGATATTCGCATTCGATCCAGATGAACCGATGGATGAGAAGCATCTTATTTATACCTTCATTCTCGATGGGTACCAGAACACCAAGGAAGGTAAAACAAAGATATTGAATTTGGTCGATGTGTCTCGAGAAAGCACCAAGACAATTTTCGAAACCAAAGAATGGACGTTAACGCAATCGGTCGGCACCGGACAAAAATTAATTGACATTGCTAGCACAGCTGATGATGACTTCAGATTTGCACGTGGACCAAACGACAACCGCTACCCCAACAACTTTGTTGGGTACATGCGTTTTGGTGATGATGGAGAGATCTGGTCGTACAATCAGCGCATTCGAGTCTCAGATGATGTTTACACCTACGTGGTATTAGATCGTGGGTTGTTTGGCACGACAGAAGAGACGTTCATCAAGGTTGAATCGACATCTCCGATCGAGAACAACCAAAAGGTAAAAGAATTTGTCTATTACCAAGAAGACGTGCGCGATGCTCTGCTAATGGCAACTGTCGGCAGAACGTTCGACGGTCGTGTAGCCCCGGCACACTGGTCGCCTGAAATAGATATTGATTACGTCGATCCGTTTTCAATCGGCAGTGATGCTGCTGGCGAGAGTACTGTCGAGGTCGAAGAGCCTGATGAACAAGAAGCAAAGACATTTTATGAAACCTATTTATTGCCTCGCGCTAATAATTCAGTGTTCAGAATTAGCAATAAAGGCAAGCTCACTTTAAAGCCAGTCCCGCATGCCGCTCCCGAAGCCGACGCATCAGTTGTCTTTGATGCAACCAATATTGATCTGTCGACGCTTTCACCGCTCAAAGTCAATCAAAGCGATCTGGCCGACACCATCACCGCTAAATGGGACTATGACCCGTTAACCAAGGACTATGCAAACATCACGGTCGAGCGCGACCTGATATCAACGGCAGTGCATGGCGCATCAAGTTCTTATACGCTTGAATTGCCGACGGTCCATACTGGAACCTATACAACGCCACAGGTGCGCAGTGCGATCGTATCGGCCTCTGAGCGACTGAGCAACCCAACGACCACGATATCATTTGACGCCATTACATCAATGCGCTGGGTCAGCACGGGCACACTGGTTCGATTGACGTTGGATGGTGGTGTGATCATTGACGATTCAACCGGTGCCGCATTGAATCTGGACCGCACGTTTCTTGTTATTGGTCGTCGATACAATCCTTCTACTCGAAAAATCAGATATTTTCTTTGGGGCACATCAGGCCAAGCTATCCAGCGAGAGAACAGCAGGCTTACCAGTCATATACCTGATACCGAGTTCAAGCGTGGCGCAATTAATCTGGCTGATGTGCTGCCGATTACTGGTGGAGTGCTATCCGGTGTTCATTCACTTGCACCTGGCAAGTATTATTACGAAGGTAATTTAAGACTATCGCCAACGTTCTCTTGCACCTTTACATCTCGTGGCCCCAAGTTCCAGCTGTGTGTGCTCGGCGTATTTATCATCCAATCTGCCAACCCCTTCGAGCTTAGAGGCATGGGTATCCATAGGGGCGGAAATGGAGCGTCATCAGCAGGGCCAGCCACCACTGGAGAGCCTGGTTATTTTGGCCGCCCAGTCAGTGCTGGTGGCTTTGTGAATACGCAGCGCTTTGACCGTAAACCACTTGGTGATGCCCAGATCTACGCGAAAGGGGATTTCACTTATTCGCCGACGCAAGGTGTAACCAATCCGCCTGCAACGGTCGAAACAATACCTTCGTACGAATTGTCTTTAAATAACAATCAATTCTCGGGAATCCCAGCAGACCTATCGAGCAGCGGCTCACCAGGTGGTGCAGGTGTTGATTATCACGATCCGGATCTGGATGGTTTTGCAGCCCGAACCTCAAGTGATCACAGTGGAAGGGGTGGTGTTCCAGTACCTACCACCACTCATGTAGCTGATGGGGCGGATGGGGAGTGGGGAACAATGGGTCTCGAATTCTGGTCACGAGGTGGTGGGTGGGATGGCGCTGGCGGTATCAACATTAGTGGCAAAGACAACGCCAGTGTCCCCGCCGATGATTACGGTCTTGTTGGTGGTGCTCCGGGTCGAACACCACCAGGTGCATTCGTTTGGATTATGGACGATCCTGCAGCGCCTTTGCCTGACATGGGGCCTGATCGCGTTAAAGCTTTTACGGGCGAAGTGATCCAGCCGGGTGTTCGATCAAATGCGACAGATACAAGATGGCCGCTAGAATTGGCATTTGCACTCGTGCCTGATTTGCTACACAGCTATCACGAAGTGCCGGCGCGAAGGAATCTTGCGTTGTCAGCAGCTCGTGCGATGTATTCGCCGGTGCCTGCAGTAACTGAGCGACGAACCAATCCGTCCTACCAGACTGTTAGCTCTTTGAGGCAAGAGCGTGGTCAAATCGAACTGATCATCAGCACGAGCACATCGATACCACCATCACCTCCACCGTCCTCAGAAGGCTTACCAGGCGATCTGGGCATCACTCAGATTGAGTTGGATGGTACCAACGCTCAACCGCCTGCATGGATTAAGGACGACAACAACATTTGGCAGCCGGTTGTTTGGGCCGGTACCGCGAGTGATTACAAAAATCTTATATTGCTTTACCGTGCAGAAGGCACAACAAAATCGATTCTATCTGCGACAAGACCCGTAAATGAGGCAGAGGGTACGCATTGGATTGACGAAGCAACGGGTATCGAGTGGATTCTTGGCGAGACTGCAGCCGAGGATAGGATGTTCAGGTACCAGGGCGCAGCTGTTGGTAGGAATCTAACGAACGAAACAAAGTTTGCGAAATCCAAACAGGGTTACAAGATCTGGGGTGCGACTCGTAATGGATTTTTAGAGCCATTCAACGCGTTGGACAAAGCTGCGGAAGATCTATCAGACCTTTTCATCGCCACAGGGGTTCTAGAGGGTGAGTATATTGCGTCGGGAACAACGACCTCGGATGAAACGGTTCAACCACCTGTTATCGTTACAATATCTGGAACATCAGATAGCATCACTGTCACATTTGCGCAGCCATCAGATCAGGACAACATCGCTAGTGCTGAAATTTTGCTTGATGGCGAAGTCATAGCGACCCCAACAACATCACCGTACGTGATCACCGGCCGAACCCCAAGCACGACGTACAGCATAGTGGTTCGGAATATTGGAACTAGCGGTAATCGCTCGTCATCCTATGCGCGAATATTTACAACCGCCTCAGAAAGCGGTTCTGGCCAGCTTGGAATAACGCTGATTAGTAGCGGTGCCGATCGTATAGTTTCTGGCACAGCTCATCAGGACAACGTATCCGTAGTAATAGAGCAAGGCCGACAAGGTACGCTTTCTCTAAGCGACGGTTATGTCGTTGTGATTACCGTCCAATCAGAGGGATCGTTTTCCGCTCAGGTGCCGGCAAGCAAGGATGATCAGTTGGGTTTGAGTGCATCGTTGTATTTCAATAATGGTGATGATTCCACAAAGGCGCAATTGAGTTTCACTTACGAATTATGAGCTTTCTATACCTACCTGAAGAGCCTGATGTTTCATGGATGCGCATACTGCCAGAGGGTGGCCCAAGTGGCGGCGCTGCGATGCAGATCGACGCGTCGGGCCTCGATCTTAGGAACAGGGTTTATCATTATCAGTTAATTGAAAACACCACTGATGCTCGTGTATTGATTCGATGGTTGTTCAAGTCATCGCTTGTGGCAAGTGATAACGGCTTCGAGGGTGCCGCGCCAAGGCTTCGCGGTTACCAGACATTGGCGGACGGCTCGCTGCGGATGGTGGTTGATACCAACCCCAGTGCGGGTGGGAAGAAGCTGTGGGTGTCTCAGCAATCAAGCGAATGGAAGACAGCTTCGTTTCTCATCGATTTTGAAGACTACCCAGATCATGAATCGATTGATCACTTCACGCTTGAGTTAGTAGTCAGAGCTACATCGGGTCAATTCACGTTGGCTAACGTTGAGTGCCAAGCGCATTACTCAAAAGAGCTGACATTCACTACTGTAACCGATCAAAAAACATACTACAAAGCGGGACTGTATAACGTTGATATATCGATCGTTAATGTCGCGGGTGAAGATGAGATAAGGCGTTATCTTAGAGACGTGCAGGACTTGGACAGATTCATCCCTAGAGGCAAACGCCTTACTGCCTATGGCAGTGTGATGGCCCGCGGCCGTATGAATAACAACGGGAGTTCGTCGGCGCTTGAAACCGGGTTGTTTGGATATTTTAAAATGCGGATAGCTGGCACAGGCACATACGACTACTACGAGCTTGGATGGGCGCAGTCGACCTACCTATCTGGCAGTCGAGTCATCACATGGAACGCGGACGAAGAGGCGATCAACGACTACGACAAAGTTATTCTGGCAATTGGGATAGGCGCCACTGATAACACTCCAACCGAAGAGCAATCTGCCACGGAGTTTGTTTTGTTTGCGCATAACACCAAGCTTGTGATCAATGATTTTATTGCGCCGAGTCAAGGTTGATGAAAGGCGATCGGTACAAAATTCTCAATGATAAAGGTGAGCTGTGCGGATATGGGTTTGGATACGAGAATCTACAGCCCGGAGAACGCTTCGAAGAGATCGACACGGCCGAAGATTTAGAAGCTGATCCCGACGTTCGGAAAGCCAAGGCACAAGCGGCGGCGACTGGACATATTGGTCTTCGTAAAATCGAAGACCGTAGTCAAGCATTTGCTCTGAAGTCGCTTTGCGCAGATAGATTCTTAGCTGAAGTACCAGATGTAGGTGTTGCAGGCCAGCCGGAGTTGATTAATTCTGATTTGTATTACCCGCTTTATATCGAGTACAAGACAACCTATCTGCTAATGAAGGATGTCACGCCTTGGGATCTAGCCAGATCGCAGCAGGCCAAAAGCCGGGAAGTGATCGATTCTGAAACACTGCGCCGCGATGATATTTTAATTAACGAAGCGTATTTGGATACGCAGCAGTGAACAACGCCCAACAATCTAAAACAACAAGCCTCGCTAGTCGGGGCTTTTTTTTGCCCGATGGAAACACACCAATGGTCACAGAAAAGGATAAGGCAATTGTTATCACTGAGTTGATACAGCATGCGGAGCACGGGCGACGATCATCGAACGTTAGCGTTGATGCATACGAGTGGCGATTGAGCCTGCTGAGCGCAATACAGGCGCGCTTAGGGGGATCGGACGAAGAATTGATCGATATTGTCCATGGCAGTCTAGAGGGTGAATACCATGCCAAGAACTGAAGGGTTTTATTTGCCCGGCTCGGTCAACGCAATTGATGGCGTTACTGCAAATTTGTTGGTTTACAAGTCGACTGACTTAACAACAGTGCTGCACACGATTCCGTTTTCAGTTGTCAATAGTCGTTGGGTAATTGATCAGAGCGCTGCTCAAGTTGCTGGCTGGCCGGATGATGCGCAGTTTCAGATCGCTATTGGCGTGGGTGCAGCTCAGCGCAAAAAGTGGGTGTCCATAAATGGGGTGAAAAGCCTTGTGCGTGCTGGAACATCCAGCGGCCCGCAGTTCACATCCCCCGATTTCTCTGAGGTGCACACCAATAGCACTATTGATTTTAATTGGATTTGGGACAGAAGAATTGATATTCAGGTGCATTCGAGTGACCCCGGGCTAATCCATGCCCAAGGCGATATGTACGACAGCGAAGGCCTGACAGAAACTGATTCACAGTGGTCGACAGGATACCTGCCTAACGGTACGTATTGGATTCGCATTACTTGGCCGCCAGTGAGCAATGTGTGGCCTGACGATCCACAGGAAAACTACGACGAAGGCCGTGTGACTACCCATCAAATGACTGTGAGCGCAGCGGTCTCCAGTTCTGCTGTTGACGCATGCTTAGGTTTTAGCATGGCGAATCTACTGAATAGCTATACAAAGCCGGTGTTCACAGAGCCAACAATAGCGGAAACATTCACCAGCACATCGGCACTGCAGAGCAAAATAGACAGCCTTACCGATCATGGTGGCGCTGTATACGAATTGGCGGGTGGCGACCACAGTGTCGATAGCGCTAATAGCATTAGAATCCGAACACAGCGGAACTTCAAAATCTACTGCGATCCGAACAACCGCGCGCGATTAATTGGTGATGCGACTTCGCTTGTGGACAGCTCAAGCTTTGTCAATCATCTCATTGACTTTAATGCAACAGCCGCAGTCAGCGACGTCGAAATAATAAACTTAGAGCTATCAAAAGCCAGATTTCCGCTGGGCATCATTACTAATGGTGGGTCGGTTTCGGGTGTGCATTTTAAGAATATAAAAATCGAGGAGGCGACGTTCATCGGTTGCTTGCTACGTGGGCCAAACGTTTCAAGCACAACTATTCGTCACATGGTCATCGATAAAGTGGCGACGGCAGCCGCCGACGGCCAGGGCGAAGGTATATACATAGGTAAAGGCGCGACAGGCGGAACAGGCAACTACGCTGATGGCGTTGATATTGATGGGTTGTTCATATCGAACACGTTTGGTGAGGCGGTCGACATGAAGCGAGATTCACGCAATATCACACTTAAAAACTTTGTATTCAAGACGATCAGTGTTAAGTCACAGGGCGCTATTACGCTTCCGCTAGATGATCGCGGCACGGGCGTTGATTATGATGCGAATATAACCATTCAGAATGGTCTCATTGATGGTGTTACGACTCGCGAATTTAACGGTGATGCTATATCGGGCGGTATCGGTGGCACAACGATTAAGAATGTGGTTTGCACAAATATCGCCAGTGGCAATGTATTCGATATATATCCGCATTTTGAGGGACCGAACGATACTATTTCGGTCGATGGTTGCGTTCTAGATGGCGCGGTACCGATCAAGATGAACACTGGCGGCACGCACGTCGGACAAAATAGCCCTGGTGTATTGACGCAAACCAATAACGTTGGCACAGCCAGCACGACTGGTTATTGCAATGTCAATGAGGCCGATGTTGATCAACTGGTTGCGTCGATCACAACTACTCAACATCTCGCTTAGCAAATATCGCTAGCGTTCAATCAGGCACATGTTTGCCTAAACTACTGACCTTAAAGATTTAATCAGACTCACTTCACAAAATATTGAGCTAAAAGCGGGGCAGGGAGCTTTGCTTTTCATGGCCATAATATTCCTCGAAATATTCCCACAAATCAGAAAACCTCTAAGGTAGGCATGAAAGCTGCCGTTGAATAGGTGGCGAGCCTACCGAAGTAGGCCCAAACGACCGTGTCTCACCACGGTCATTCCACAACCGCTTAAACGGAGCGATCATGACCAATATCAATAGTAGTGTGCGCGAGTTACTTGCGCCAGAAGAAAAACGCCATTTATCCTTTATTAAGTACGCATGCGTCGCTGTGTCGCTCATGCAGGCCGGTTCTGTTGTATGGGCCAAAGCTGCCACCACATTTGAACTAGCTTGGTTCGTTGGGGCAGTGGGGGTGATCCTGATTGCATCGCTTGCTCTGACTGTTGTCGCTGAGCGCAACTGGGAGGCGGGCAGATATGGCCGAATGTTTCTCTGTGTTCTAGCTGTGATACTCATCGAGCGCACATCAATTCAATTGTCACTTACTGCCATGGATAGCCGAGAGGTGAGCACAGTGCGTCAGGAGACACTCGACAGCCCTGAATACAAAGAAGCTCAAGCCAACATCGAGCAATACAACGCTGACCTGGTGTTCTGGAAGCAGGTCGTTGCAAACGCCTGTGCTGGCTGCAGGACCGATCGAGAGCAAGCCCAGGCAAACGTCCGAACGATCACAGCCCAGCGCGATGCTGAGCGTGTACGTCGCGACGGCTTAAAGGTATCAACTGCTGAGATCAGCGCTGACAATGTATCCGAATCATTCTTTGGTCAATCATCGACCGATCTTTGGAAGGTTATGGCGTGGGCGCTGTCGATCGTTCCGCACTTGATCACACTGGGTTCGGCTCGAGTTGGCTTACCATCTGGTGATACTCCTAAATCTAAAGCAAAGCCGGCATCGAGGGTGACCAGAAAAAAGTCGAGAGCCCGGCCGAAGTTGCAAGCGGTGTAGATTCAGACCTTGCCGATGTCATAGCGAGAGCAGAGCGCGACATCGAGAACGGTGAAGTTGAATCGTTAACCTTGAAGTTTGCGCGTAACCGGTACCGGATAAACGCAAACGATGCCCAGAGGCTCAGGGCGGCGTTGTTAGAATCACATCACTTGGTAGTCGCGTCAGGCAATAGATACTTGTCAGCGGCTTAATACGACGGCTCACCCTTATTGCATGGGTGGGCTATTTTGATTCCTCGTTATTCAGGTTTAAAGTTCCAGCGTATCAACATAATGTTGCCCGTCGATGTTGTTCTTGTCTTGATAGACTTTGTAAAATACGATTTTATCGGTCATTCTATTTAGACTCCTTTATGATCTTTTCTCAAACAAATTAGCTTCAGGACCGCAAAGCGGAGTCACCGACAAAAAATCAGAATTGTCTTTCCGCATAATCTCGCATTCGACGTATTCAGTTTCTTTAACACCTCGAATTACTCTCATTTTTAATTTGCAACAATCCATAAGCATAATTGAAGTGTGATGCTTGCAGTCAGTGCAAGATATTTTCATGGTGACTCCTTTACGGGTGTTAGTTTTTGCGCGAAGTATCTCAGCGCCTTGCGTATGTGCGGAGTGCCGTCAGCGTAGCCCATGTTGCCGTGCGTCTTTCCATCTGACACGGTGCCCATCCATTCACCTTCCATTTTTGCATCAGTATGGCCGAACACAGAAACACTACGACCATCGGGCAATTGCGCAACGGCTTGCACCCAGTCGGCATCTTCTTCGTTGCCGTGCTGAACGTTCCAAGCTAAACCGCCTTCACTTGTAGGTATTGTTGCCATGCTATTTAGACTCCCCAATGATAGGTTTGTTTGTTCCGTTGAATTTGCCCATGCGAACCTTAGTAGCGCATGGGACATCTGATAATCCGAATAAGGCGTTAGCGAAATTATCCAGTGAAAGCTCTGCATTGATTGATCTATCCGGCAAGCGAATAGTTACGCGGATACAATTATCTGTCGCGACCATTTTCGTTATAGTTATAGTTCCATCGCTCATTTCTTTTTACTCTGCTCGTCTTCATACTGTTTCAATCGGCGCGTGATCGTTTGAACATGCACCTCGTATTTTTTAGCGGCTGCGATGTCATGCCGATGTAGATAACACCGCCATTCAAGACAATATCGTAAACACACGCTTTCTTATTCATTTCTTACGCCTCTTAATCCGCTTGATTTCTTTTTTAATTAGCATTTTTACCCAACCTGAGAATGTGTAGCCTTCTGATTTTGCAGCGTTCTTACCTTCTTGTAAATCATCTTCGCTGAACTTAATATAAGAACCTGTTTCCTGCTTATCTTCAACAGCTGGACGGCCTCGTTTCTTCTTATTCGTCATATTTTAAGTATATACTTTATTACTTGCAAAGGTCAAGAATTGTTGTTATTCTGGCTACATCAAATCGCTGCGGTTGGCTGGCTGGCCTGTAGTAAAACAATCGATTTTGTGTGCGCGGAAGGCAGCTATGCGCACACCCTTAGCTATTAGAGGTATCAGGTTGGAACGTCGGAGGCCGGTAAGATAGCAGCGATGCGAGGGGCGTAACTATTCTCTTAGTATTCGCGGACGTGACAAGTCGGGAGAGACCGGCACCTAACAACATTAAGGCCAGTTGACAAATAGAGAGAATTTTCTTGTTTGGTTGCGCGGCTTACGTTGCAACCAAAACCGAAATTAGACGATATTTGTCAACCTACATAACCAACGCACTCTCAAACTTTTGTTTTTGAGCCGAAATGACATCAAACTTTATTTGATAGTCGATTAAAGTTTGAGACAACATAACCCACGCACGGAGAAACTAATGGTAGTCAAAGAGCTAATAGATAAGCTATCTAAATTGAACCCTGACTTGCTGGTTGCTTTCTCCTATGACGGCAAACGATCAGAAGTATGCGACCCGATAGAAGGTGTTAATTCCGAGCCAGTACCTTTGCATTGGGCGACTAACGACAATGGTGGTGAAAGCCTGTCTTTTGAAGATACCGACGAACACGGAAACGAGCCGCTTTTGGTCGCTACCATTTACACCTCATAACCCCCGGACGAACAATGCAGCCATACGCAGAAGATTTGAACTACTGGAAAACGTCCAAGCAATCACCTGGACACTTTCTCGAAAAGGCCTCTGAGTTTCTTATTGCCAATGGTGCTGAGGTGCGTACTACTGCCAAAGGAACGAATAACGGGCAAGCTGCATACCTGATCGAATTTGCTGTTGATGGCGATAGGTTCCGCATTGTTTGGCCTGTATTGGAATCATCTGCCGGCAACGTTAAAGCTGCTGAAAGACAAGCGGCGACAATGTTGTATTACGACGTTAAGAGTCGCGCTATCCGTCTAGCGATTGGTGGTGCTCGAACAGCGTACTTTGAGTTTCTTATGCTGCCCGATGGTCGCACAATGGGCGAGCTGGCATCGAACGCAATAACGGACGCCGCTCGACTGCTTCCTTCGCCTCAACATTAACCCCACTTAACCGGATAATCGAACATGCCTGAATCTGAAGTTACATTTTTTGGCCAAAGAGCCAAGGTTAATTGCGATGGCAACTGCGCTAAAGCATGGGGCATTGCTGCACGACCGAGAGAGCAATTGTCAGACGATGTGGATGACATTGTTTATCTGTCTGATGGCGAGTTGGGTGACGCTCCTGCCGATCCAGAAACTTACGAGGGTACTTTTGCCAAGCCATTAAGCGTTTCTGATTTTCCAAACAAATGGTGTACTCGGCAATGCGAGCGAAGTAACATTTCAGAGCCAGATCATTACGACAGACCACTGGAAATCAAGCGATGGGATAAGCGTGTTTTTAACCAGCCACACAAACATCAACATTAAGCCCCCCCCACACCGGATAAGCTATGACAGATCGAGAATGGACAAGGGCTAATATGCTTGGCCCGCAAATACCAGATGAAATGGCTGCAAACATGGTGCGAATGCTTTTCCGCGACCAGCTAGACCATGAATTTGTCTGCACATTAGCGCGTGACAGAATCAGAGTTTTGATGGCTGAAAAAGATTCCCTTGAAAAGCAGTTGCAGGCCATTGCAGCTAGAGCCGATCATTAACCCCACTATGAAACTGACAAAACAAATATGGATGTGCGAGAGCGGTGAACGCGTGGTTTCGTATTGCGTTGCTGGCGAGCCTTTAGCGCAAATTATTAGGCGCAGCACCAAGCGCACGTGGGACGTTGTATTTCCGCCTGAATCTGGCCGTGAAAACCTTCGAGGCTTTAAGTCGAAGTCACGCGCTGAAATGTATCTTACTGAATAGCACCACCAATTCCGCACGGAGAATTTAATTGACTGAGCGAAGATACTGCAAAACATGCAACCGAGAAACACTGCACGATATCAGCAATGGTAGAAAGTTCCATAGTGCACCTGAGAAGATATTCTTTGGACTTATCACATTTGGCATTGCGCTCGCAGCAGACGCAGCTTCCGCGCAGCCTTTTCGTCAGTGCCAAGTATGCGATACATATAGCCATTCGTAAATCCCAAACAGCAATATGAACGCAGAACAAAAGCAGGTCGAAAAAGAGAAAAAACAACTGCTTCGCGTGATGTTGAGAAAACCACATGAACCAATAACCGAATGGAACAAAACTCTCGGCTGGGTCAATTCCAAAAATAATGTCGATCAGACCAAGATCAATAAACGACTAAAACAACTTGAAGCCGATGGCTTGGTGGTTCAGATCGGTCACCGGTATGTGGTCAAGTAAAGCTAATTCAATGCGCTGTAGATCATAACTGACTAGTATGGTGCACTGATCATAAGCAGTCGAGCTGTTACACTTGTCCGAATACCAATCAATACAGGGGTAGTCAGATATGACCGATACAGGCGATATTGACCTGAACAGCGTCGACGTTTTTCATTTTGAAGACGAACTTCTCAGCTTTAACGATCTCTCGCAGGAGAACGGTTTTACTTTTTGGTATGCGCGTGAGTACATGGCCATGCTCGGCTACGAGAATTTTACGCCATTTAAGAAGGCCATAAACAAGGCCATCGCCACGTGCATGACTCTCGATATAGATGTGCAGAACAATTTCCAGCAGGTACAAACCGAGATTGATGGCAAGTCCTGCCCGGATTACAAGATGTCGCGGTTCGCTTGTTATCTGGTGGCGATGAATGGCGACACGAGTAAACTCGAAGTCGCCCGCGCCCAAGCCTATTTCGCTGCAACCGCCGAGACAATACGTCGTTATGTGGACGATACTGATGAAGTCGAAAGAGTGCAGATTAGGGGTGAGATTTCTGAGCGTGAGAAAGGCCTGGGGGCTGCAGCAAAAAAAGCCGGAGTGCAGGGCCAAGGCTTCGCATTGTTCCACAACGCTGGCTATAGAGGCATGTATAACATGGACCTCAACAAGCTAAAGACCTACAAAGGCCTTAAGCAGAAAAATCGGTCTCTGCTTGACTTTATGGGTAAAGAGGAACTCGCTGCAAATCTGTTCCGGGTCACTCAAACCGAATTGAAGATGAAGAGCGAAAATATCAAAGGCCAAGCAAGTGCAGAAGCTACGGCTGAGATTGTTGGCAAGCGAGTTCGTAAAGCCATGGTCGACATCAGCGGAACCAGGCCTGAGGACTTGAAATTAACGGGCGATATCAAGCAGGTCAAAACCTCTCTAAAGCAGACTGAAAAAGGTTTGAAGAAAATCGATTCGAGTGTGTAG